TTAGGCGCTCAGGACGGAGCCCGCGACGGACCACTTCGAGACGCCATCGGAGATGAGACGCAGCCAGTCGTACTGCGCGCCCAGCACCTTCGAGTTGGCGCCGTCGATGGTGTCGGCGCCCGCGCGGGCCACCGTGAAGTCGTTGGCCGAGGCGTCGGTCTTCTTGAACTCGATGGCGTCACCGGCGGGAACATCGGCGGCGGCGGGCAGGGTGGCCGTGAACGCGGCGCCAGCGGTGGCGGCGAAAACCAGGGTGGCGTCGTTGGTGAGGGTGATGGTGCTGTCGGCGTAAACGACGCCGACCTTGCGGCGGTCAGGATTGCGGAGAGGAAGGGCGGTGTTAGCCAAGATGGCCTCCATGCATGGGAGTGAGAGAGGGGTTGCAACGGGTGCTTCGTAGCACAACGCGGACACCAAGTTGCGAGAAAGCCCGGGGCTGGTGCAGACCCCGGGCCAGTGGAGCCCCGCGAAGCGGCGCGGAGCAGTTAGTCGCGAGGGAAGGTGACGGGCGCCCTCGGCTTCGGGCCGGTGTCCGGCGGCTCGGCGGCGATAATCTCATGCGCCGCCTTCACGAGCTTGTCGGGGAGCGTGTCGTTCGAATAGTCCAACATCTTCCGGGTCAGTTCCTGCATCTCGCTGTAGGTCAGCGAGATGAGCCCGTTAGCGACGTGACGGAGCCCGTGCGGGCGTGCGAGGCCGGGGTTGAAGCTGCGCTCGTCGTCAGCCATCGACAGCACCCTGCGCCACATCATCCCCGGGCAGGACGACCCGACCCGGCTTGAAGACGGCGCGGTTCAGCGCCATGAAGCCCTGCTCGAAGTGCGTCCGGGCCACGGCGGCCCAGCGGTGGTCGAGGTCCGGCACGATGTCCGGCAGGGACTCGATGCGGCGCAACAGCCGCTCCTCGGTATCCTTGTGGACATTGACCGCCTCGATCTTGTGGGGCGGCTGGGCGTTGTAGCCTGCGACGGGCAGGCCGTTGACCTTGTTGGGGTCGGACATTGGTGTTCTCCGAAAAGACCCGCGATCCGGGTCACTGCTCCATCAGCGAAAAACGCCCCCAACAGCGGTGTATGCGGGATCAGCGCGTCCGCGCGGTTCACCTCACGCATCCGCTCGCGCATCTCGCGCAGATGGTCAGACAGGGACGGCTTCTTCGGCGGACGCAGATCGTTGGTCATTCTTCAAGCGCCTCCAGCAGCTCATGGACGGTCACTTCGGGCGGCAGCTCCGCGAGGACACGGCGAGTCACAGTGAGCTGCCGGGCGACGTTGCGCTCGGGTACGTAGCGGCGGTTGGACACGTCGCCGTTGATCGTGTCCCCGAGGGCGATTTCGATAGCCTCAACAACCTCATCGCGGCTCATTTGTCGGGGCTCCGATAGAGGGGGTTGGTCACGGTGCGGGGCTCCTGTAGATGGCGTAGTGGTCGTCGCAATAGGCGAGGCCGTCGGGCCGTCTCTCGACGTGGCAGTTGCAGAACAGGCTCTTGCCGCCCACCGTCACCGGCCAGCGACAACCGCGCTCGGCGCGGTCCATGAGGGGCTTCGGCTCGGACCCGGGGAGCGGTTGCCAGGCAGGGGCGTTGAACAGCTCCTGCTCGGTTTGCGGGGACACGCGGACGATGGTCACCTGTCTGTCCGGCGAGCCCTTGACGTTGCGCCCCCGGACGCGGGACGTTGCCCGCGCCAAGAGCCGGGCTTCCCTGTCCGGGCGCCGGTAGAGTTTGATCTGGCCCTTCGAACGATGGATGACGCCGATGACGGCGTTGCGCGAAGCGCCCGGGATCGCGGCTGCGATCTGCGAGGCCGACATCTGATCTTCGTGGGCGAGCTGCTTCACCCGGTCGTACCGGGCTTTGCGGTCCATCAGCAGCCAGACATCTTCGACGGGGTGAGTGGCGTCCATGTTGGTCAGCCTTGCTCCGGAGCCACCGCCACGAACGGGCGTTTCGTCTCGTCACAGACGCCGAGGAGGAAGGCGCCGTATGCTTTCCAGAACTTGGACCCCGCCGCCCCATCCATCGCCGCGATCTTCCGTGCGCTGAACCCACGCCAGTCCGCGATGGGGTGCATCTGGCAACCAATCGCCATGTGGGCATCAGTGATAGTCACATTGTAGGTGATGCCGCTAACAACGATTACGGGCGCGGACACCCGGGCGTCGCCCCACACCTGAGCGTTGCCCAACACCTGAGCGTTGCCCAACACCTGAGCGTTGCCCAACACCCGAGCGTCGCCCGACACCCGGGCGTTGCCCAACACCCGAGCGTCGCCCGACACCCAAGCGTCGCCCGACACCTGAGCGTTGCCCAACACCCGAGCGTCGCCCGACACCCAAGCGTCGCCCGACACCTGAGCGTTGCCCAACACCCGAGCGTCGCCCGACACCCGGGCGTCGCCCGACACCCAAGCGTCGCCCGACACCTGAGCGTTGCCCGACACCTGAGCGTTGCCCGACACCCAAGCGTTATCCAACTGGCTCAGGTTCGCTTCTGACGCCACCCAGCCACCCAACGCACCGGCTACCACCGTGCCGAACGATACCAGCGCCTCGATGCGGTGCAGCGTGACCCCGAAAACCACCTTCGTCTCACGGGTCAGCCGATACTTCTTCTTCGTCTTGATTGCCATTTTGCTCGATCCTTTTCCCGATGGCTGTCCTGTCCATCTGGCGGCCATCCTCGCGTTGTTTTGTCGGTTTCGTCAAGCATCAAAAACAACAAAAGCAACAACGAGGTCATTTTTTATAGCGGTCGCCCGCCCATCCGGCGGCATCGACCGGCAGTCCCTTTGCCCAAACAGGCGGCAACTTCATCGCGCGGAGCAGGTGCTTGAGCGACGTGTCCGCCGTCGCTGCCGGGGCTTCGCAAATCATCTCGTCGTGGACCAGCAGCTCGGGCCGCAAGCCCAAATGCTCAGCCCGCTGGGTGGCGAGCGCCATGATGTCGCGGGCGACGGCCTGCGTGATGTTCTCGACCAGCTTGCCGCCGTAGGTGCGTTGCCGCTTCCACTTCCGCGTGTACTGGTCCACTCCCATGTAGGTGATGCCGACGCGGCCCAGCTCGTCTGTTTCGAGGCGGGCGTCGCGATAGACCAACTTGCGCCCGGAGGGCAGCTTGATCAGCAGATGCCCGCGCCACATGGCGAAGGACACCGGCCCGACGTTGTAGCTCGCGCTGGCGCCATTGATGGCCGACTGGAGCACAGCCTTGGCGGCGGCGTCGCAGTCCCACCAGAACTGGACGATCATGCGGTTGTTGGCGCGCCACGTCTTGACGGCCTGCTCGGCAAACTCGTCTGTCAGGGCTAGGCCGTAGGTCTTGGCCGTGTCCTTGAACTTCCGCCAGGACATACCGAAGCCACAGGCGAGCACGAGGACTTTCCCGAGCTGGCGGTTGCTAGAACCATTCTGGCGAGCGGTGTAGGTGTAAACGTCGGGGCCGGTGCCCGCGTCATAGGCGCGGAAGGTGTCCAGAATGTCCGACTGACCGGCGAGCCACGCGACCACCCTCGCCTCGATCTGCGCGAAGTCAGCGACGACGAGCTTGTTGCCGGGCTTCGCGACGATGCACCCACGTAGGGCGCTGGACACGATCCCGAGGAGCGGCCCGAAGAACGCCTCCAAGAGGTCATCCGACATGCCGTTCGCGATTGCCTCAAGAGCTTGCTCGATCAGCTTGACCGTGCCGCGCGGCATGTTCTGGAGCTGGATCAGGCGCCCCGCCCAGCGGCCCGTGCGTGAGGCTCCATAGAACTGGAGGGCGCCCCGGGCGCGGCCATCGTGGCGGGACGCCTCGATCATGGCGTTGAGCTTGGCCGTGCTCGTCTTCGCGCCGTCCAGGCGCAGCTCCAAAATCTCGCGCTCGTGGTCGGGCGTGCTCGGATCATCGAGCCGCTGCTGCACGGTATCTTTCTTGAGGTTCGCGATGGGCGAGCCAATGGACGTGAGATAGGTCTGGAGCGCGGCGGTGCTCGTGATGGTCTTCACCGCGCCGTTGGTGAGCTGTTCGACGTAGGAGTTGGTGTCGGCGCCAGCCCGGGAAGCCATCCCCTTGAGCGTGTCCACCATGTCCAGATCTACCTGGACACCGCGCTCGTTGATCTTCTGGTCTAGTTCCCAGAGCGCCTGTTCTTCTTCGGGCAGCGCGGGGATCAGCGCGCCTACCGACGCTTCGGTCACAACGTCCTGATCGCAGTAGTCTTGCAGACGATCCAGCTTTGCCGGGTCTTCCTCGTGCCACCACGACAAGCCCGACTTCGTGCGCCGGGGTTTGTTCATCTGCATCATCAGCCTGTGGCCGTCCTTGTCCTTCCAGAACTCGGGCGGCAGGCCGACGGCTTTCGCGGCTTCATCGAGCGAGAGGGGCAAGCCCCAATAGGCGGCCCGCGCCATCGTGTCCCGGAGCTGGCCGACCTCAAGCGGGCACAGCTCGGGATGCTGACGAAGGAGCACGTAGTTCCAGATGACAAGCTCGAAGCCCACGTTCCAGCCGTGGACATGGCGACGACGCGCGACGTGATCTGCTAGTTCTTGGGGGAACGGCTCGCCGGGCTTCCAGCGTTTGACCTTCGCGCCCTCGAAGGCGTAGCTCAGGCACAGGATGCGCGTGTCCGGATGGCGGGCATACTCGTGTGCGCCCGTCTTCCGGAGGTCGAGAGTGCTGGCCGTCTCGAAATCAATGGAAACGGCGCTGGGCACGAATGTCATTCCAATCGGGCTTCTCGAACTCGGGTTCGTTCTCCTCGATCGGGTAGACCGTGATGAGGTCGCCAAAGCCCGGCTGGAACACCCAAAGGTGCTCCATGAAGAACAGGTAGTCCGTGGCCTGCGGGTGCAGCGTCCGCTTATGCTGGACAAGGATTTGCACCCACATCGGCATCTGGCTCTCGCGCAGGCCTTCGATCCGGGCGCGGTCCACCATGCGGGCGATCGCCCGAGCCTTGATCTTGACGCGCTTACGCAGCCGCCTCATGCCGTGGACGGTCGAGCCGCGTTCGTAGCGGTTCGGGACATGGCGCATGGGTCACTCTCCCTCGCGCCCACGGACGGCACTTAGCCCGGCGGGGCCGACCTGTCCGACGAAGGTGGTGTCCCCGGCCTCGCGCGCAGCGAGCCCGCGAAGGTCGGCGCCGCCGGTCAGCGGAAGTTCGAGCTGTTCGCCGCCCTCGCGGGCCGCCTGCTCACGGGCAACCTCGTCACGGACAGCCTCGACCCACGCCTCGGCGTCGAGGCGGGACTTGATGACTTCGTGCAGGTAGCCGGACACGTTGAACAGGAGCCCGCACAGGGCGACCTCCAGCGGCTCCAGCGCGATCTTCTTCCAGCCCCGGTGGATCGTCCACCAGTCGAAGAAGTGACGGAAGCCGGACTTCATGTAGCTGTCGCGCGGCATCCCCTTCTGCCAGTTGTCGCCGTCGCGGAGGGAACCGTCAGCCAGCTTGCGCTTGCCATGCATGTATTGCGCGAACCGCTCCATCACGAGCGGCGAGAAGAAGCCCTCGTAGTCGAGCTTGCTGGCGTCCACGTCGCGGGTCGCGCCAGTGGCAAAGGTGCGGACCAACGGCCCTTGTCCGGGAGCGTTCGCCCAAGGGGTGTCAGTCGGCTGCGGGTTCGTCATCGAATTTCCTCCAGTCGGAGTGATTGCGGTCGAAGGCGCGGAGGATGGTCTTCGCGTGCTTGTTGGTTGCGCCTCGGGGGACACCGCCGATCAGCGGCGGGACCGTGCGGACGGTCCACTCATCGGGGGAGCCCTCGCGTCCGTGGATGGCGTCGGCTTCGCTGACAGCCTCGGCCCTCACGTCGAAGCCCTGCTTCGTCCAGAAGTCCTCGATCTGCCGTGCGATGCGCTCTGCTTGGTGCTGCTGCATGTGGGTGTCCTTGGGTAATCCCACCCCCGCCAGCTCCTCCGGCTCTCGTGTCCGGCTGGCGCTGGCGGGCGTGTTGACGTTCCAGTGGCGACTAGAACGGCATATCGTCGGGGGCGATGCCGCCCGAGGACGGCGCCTGCCCGGGCGTGATGCCCAGCGCGGCGAGCTGCGAGTTGTCCACGCTCTCGAACGCCTTGGCCGCCGAGCGGCGACCGTCGATGCGCGGCATGTCCGCCTTCACGATCTGGACGTGCTCCAGGGCGAACGAGACGCCCTTGTTGCCCGAGTTGTCGTAGGCGAAGGCGCGGACGGTGGCGCGCCCGAGCTGACCCGACCAGACATCGCCGGGGACCGTGATATCCTGCCCATTGATGTCCACGACACCGGGGGCTTTCTTGTCGCCGGGGCTCCACGGGTTGATGTAGACCGTGAAGTTCTCGAAGCCCGAGTATTCCTTCTCGCTCGCATTGCGGAAGGGGAGGCGGATCGAGCGCATGAACGCCGGGTCAGCAGCCTTCACCGCACCGAACTTGTCGGTCGCGGCGGCGACGACAGCCGAGCGCAGGTCCTGGTACTGCGTGGTCTTCATCGCGGTGTCATCGAAGCCGAGGATGACCGAGAAGCGCGGCTTGCCGCCGTCGGCGGCGGGCTTGGCGACGAACAGCGTGTCGGCAAAGCAGAGCGTGCCAATGGGCGTCATCGCCAGGGTCTTGGGGTTGGAGGCCAATTACTATTTCCTCAGAGTTGTGTGCCGGTGCCGAGTTGCGCGACGTGAGCAACTAATGACGCAGCGGCGAAACAGGTTCGGGGTCGGCCTCCTAATCGGCGTTGGGTGAGGGGAGGGTGGGTGCGAAGGCTTCCTGCGCCGAGCGGCCCTGCTGGACACGAGTGCGAGGATCGCCCTCGGGGGCGAGCGTGACGCCGCCGCTGGTGCTGGTCACAAGGCCGAGCTGATCCATGAGCGCTTTGAACGCCTTCTTGCCCAGCAGCCTCTCCGTCTGCGCGGGCGAGCGCAGGCGCGTCTCGGTGTAGAGGCCGGGTGCGAGCCCGGCGTTGTGCAGGGCGGCCACGATCTTGGGCTCGTCGTCGGCCCACACGCGGCGCGGGCGGGTCGGAACCAGCTTCCAGCCCATGCCCGGGCGGGACGACGCCCTGAGCCTGTCCGCAGCGAGGGTTTCGAGCGCGGCGAAGTAGGGCTTGATGATCGCGAGCTTGTCGAGCAGTTCGCCCAGCTTCTTGTCTGAGATGTGTGTGTCCGGCAGCGCGGCGAGCGCGTCGGTGTTGGTCGGCACACTCGTGGGGTCCGCGCCGTTCGCGACGGCCACGTTGGCGGCGGGCACGTTCTTGAATGCGTCCTTGGCCGCGTCGAGCGAGAACTTTTCGGCGGCCTTGCAGTGAGGCAGCGCCGGGCAGAAGCGGCAGTGCTCGCCGGGTTGGAAGGTCGTGCCGTTGTCGTTGATCGCCCGTTCGACGCCCTGGTAGAGCGGCCCGCGCGCCCAATCATGGACCTCCTGCCCGCTGTAGCTGGCGCGCCGGATCGGGCCGTCGGGGTGGTAGGCGCGGGGCTGAACGACGATTGTCTCGATCTCGCTGGGCGTCCAGCCGTCGGGCAGGGCCGCGTAGCCGTGTTGGGAGAGCAGGTAGTTCAGCAGCTCGCGCGAGAAGGCGCCCGCTGCGTAGTAGAGGAGCTGGGGGTTGCCGGTGGCCTCGACGGCGATGCCTCGCCCGAACTTGAGGTCCACAATGATCAGCTTGCCGGTCTGCGGGTGGAACGCGATGCAGTCCGCCGTGCCGAACAGATCAATGCCGAGGGGTGGGAGTCCGCTCCAATGGATCATCGGGGAGACGCGCGTCTCCAGCAGGATGATGTATCCCAGCGCCATGAGGCCGCGCACGAAGTCCACATAGGCTTGCACGTTGTCCGAGAAATCTTCGTCGGGCGTGAACTCGAAACCGTCCGCGTGGAACGTCCGCCCGATCAGGTCTGCCGGGTTCGAACCTGCGAACAGCGCGGCCTCGGATACGGAGTGGGCGAGAGTGCCTTCGGCGGAGAACTCGGTCGAGCGACGCTCGCCGGTGTCCACGGCCTGCCCGAGCGCATACGATCCCGAACACGCGAGGAGCCGGTGCGCCGAGCTGGCGGGGAATGCACTGTGTCCGGTGTTTGCCATCAGACGGGCTCTCCACGTTCGGCGCGCCACTTGGCGAGCCCTTCCGGGGTGGCCGTCGAGTTGGCCACGATGCTGTCGGGGTTGTCGTCAATCCACACGTCCGGGACGAAGCCCTGGCCGAAGTGGGTCAGATACCAGCGCTTGGCGACGCCGCGCGTGTAGAAGACCTCGCGCTTGCCTTCCAGGTTGCGGAGTGGGAGCGTCCGGTCGAGCACGGGGTCGCGGATCGTGACGATTGCGACCTCGTGTCCGTGCAGTTCGGCGGCGACCGCGACCTTCTCCCAGAACTCGGGGTCGAGGCTGTAGGTCTTGTCGTAGTCGAGCGCGATCCTCATTGGGTCAGCACCATGCGGTGCGGCAGGCCCACCTTCTCTGACGTGGCGTTGAACTTGGCGGCAACCGCAAAGCTCAAATTGATCCCGGCGGCCTGCGCGATGAGGTCGGCGCAAATGACGACATCTGCCAGCTCCTCCGCCAGATGCTCAATCGTGTCGCGGGAGCCGCGAAGGCCAAGCCGCTCGCGTTCCAGCTTCTTGATGACGTTGCAGGCTTCGCCCACTTCACCCGCCATCTCATTGCCACGATAGGACAGGCTGATCTGGTTGCCGCTGTCCCACTGCTTCTGCCGCTCGGCGTTGGCCGTGGACAGGTCCGTGTAGGTGAAGTCGGTCATGCAAGCCTCTTGGGTTCAGCGTCGGTGGCGCGCTGGTCGAGGACGCGCTGAATGACGAACTCGATCTGCCGCATGCCGCACTCGGCGTCGCGCCCTTCGCGCTTGATGGACACGGCGATGTCGTGGGACGAGATGACGGTGCCGTCTTCGAGGGTGACAGTGAACTTCATTCTACTCACCCAATCCCTCGATGCCGGTTCCGACGAAGACCTCAATCGGTGTGTCGTCGTCCTCGGGGGTGTATGTGCCGTCCGCGACCGCACGAGCGTCGAGGATGGCGTTCAGCGCCATGTCCAGCTCGCCCGGCAGAGGGTTGCCTTGGTTGGCCTTAGAGTAGGCGCGCAGTTCGGCGGAGCTGATCGTTTCCAGCTCGCACCCGTCGTTCACGACGATCACGTATGGGAGGGTCATTTGCTCGACTTCCCTTGGGGTTGAGGAGATTTGGTTGAACTCTGATTTGGTGCTTTAGTCGAGAAAATAAGCGACAAAAGCAACGACAACCGCACTAAAGAAAACAGCGACTGCGATGCCCGAAATCCAGAGCGTGTCGGTGCCGAGGGCTTGGTCGGCAACGAGCGCCCACAGAGCGACGAGCGCGGCTGCTGCGCCCACGAGGGTGCAGACCCGGGAGAGAAACATGCGGACGTGATAGGGGAGGAGCATTTTTAGGCGCCTTTCTGGACCTCGGCGGTCCCGTTCACGGTCAGAAGAACATCGTTGTAGAAGTCCGGCACGCGGTCGTCCGAAATCTCATCGAACTTCTTGACGCCGTACTTGGCCTGGAGATTGGCGAGCTGGGGCATGACGCGCTGGTCCTTGTTGAACAGGTCCAGCAGCATCTTCACGCCCGCGCTGCGCCGCTCGGGGATGGTGAGTTCTTTGACGACATTGCCCGGCGGGGGCTGCTCCTCGGTCGTGGCGGTGGACAGCGGAGCGATGGGCGCCGTCGCAGGCGCGGTGTCCGGAGGCGTGAGCGCGACGACTTCCGGCGGCCCCATCTCAGCAGTGATGCCGTCCGTGGTCACTTCGGCCTTGCGCATGTGACGAGCGAAGTTCTCCACGCCGCCAAAGGCGGCGGCAAGAGCTTCGAGCGAGCGCTTCAAGTCTTCGGGGTTGTCGGCATTGATCTGGAGGGAAAACGACAATTGGAACCTCTATGCAGCAGTGGTGGTCAGAGCGCCGATAAGGTCGTCAAAGTCCGCCGCCCGGCGACGCGCCCGCGCAGCATACCTTTCGTCGGCGGTGCCCGCCGCGAAGCCATAGAACGCCGTCACGCTCTCGGTTTGGCCGAGGCGGTCGAAGCGCCCAACGATCTGGTGGTTGTCTGCCGCGACGCCCTCGGGCTCCAGCAACAGCACGTAGTGCGCCGCCGTGAGCGTGATGGACGTGCCAGCCGCCGTGTTCTGGCCGATGAAGACCCGGCATGTCGGGTCGTTCTGGAAGCTGTCAACGCGGGTCGCGCGCTGCGCGGACGAAACACTGCCGTGGATCACTGCCGGGTTGTACGGTGCTAGCGCGGCTTCAAGCTGGTCCAGCACTTCACGGTGCCGCGCGAAGACCCCCAGCTTGGCGTCGGGGTTGGCGTCGAGGAAGTCCTTGATCCATTCGGTGGCGGCAGGAGTCTTTGCGAGGCCCAGCAGTCGGCGCTCCTCGGCGGCGCTCGGGCTCAGCTCGGGAAGGTCTTCGTCATCGCTGATGGCCGCCATGAGGGCGTCCAGCTCGCTCGATGTCCGTTGCGCACCGGGGATTGGGCTCAGCGTGAGCGGCAACGTCAGATGCTGGACCGGGCCGATCTCCTGTTGCACGTCCTTCTTGGCCCGGCGCAGAACGTATGGCCGCAGCGCCTCGCGCAGCTCGTGGATAGTGATTGGGTTGTTGCCCACGATTTCGAGGCCGTACGGCGTGTCCTGCGTGACGCAGAAGCGCGCGATGAAGGCGTCGTAAGCCGGGATGACGCCGCCAAACAATTTGGTGAGCACGTCGGGAAACAGGGCGCGTAGATGGGGGTAAAGCTCGCCCGCGTTCTTGCGCTGGATCGTTGCGGACATGAGCCACGTGCTGGGCGCGCGGTCGCCGGACACGTCGAGGAGGACGCCACCGGCGAGGTTCAGCTTGGCGCCGTAGATGGCCCGGGTGCGATTGCTGTCCGCGTTGCCAAGATGGTGCGCTTCGTCAATGACGACGGCATCGAAGGTGCCGAACATCTGGGCGTGCCGGAGGAGCCTCCGGAGTTGCTTGCGCGCCTCGGCCCGTGACAGGGCATCGAAGGCAGCGACGACGGCAACGGGTGTCGGCGGGATCAGCTTGGTGTTGCCAGTGAATTGGACGACTTCGCGCGGGATCGTCTGCCACTTCGGAATTTCAATGGCCCACGAGACGCGCCCGATCGCCTGGCAGATGACGAGGATGCGCTGCGCCCCGATCTTGTCGGCGGCACGGACGGCCTGGGCGGACTTGCCCAACCCCGTGTCGTCGGCAAGGATCGCGCGGGAGCTTCCGGACAGGAAGTCCACGCCAGCGATCTGAGAGGGGCGCAGCGCGAGGTTCATGGTCGGTGGTGCTTAGTGGCGGGTGGCCGTCTTCTCGCCGTCACGGGCGGCAACATACTTGGCCGCCAGCGCCATAAACGGGCCGTGCAGCATCCGGGGCAGGAGCGTGCCGAACTGCAACACGGACGAATTGGGCTCCACCTTGAGCGCCTTCGTCACGTAGGCGGACACAGCAGCCGCCTCGATGATGAAGCACACGCAATCGAGCAGCGCCGTCTCCATGATTTCGACGTGGCGGCCCGCGTAGTCCTCGGGCTTGGCTTCGAACGCGGCCTGCATCCCAAGGCGGTTCTGCGTGGACAGCACGCTCAGAGCCATCGTGAATCCAGTAGTCACGCCCGCGCGGAACTTGGGCTCGTTCTCGAAGTCCTTGCGCGGCCCCGACTTGATCCAGTCCCAGGAGCTGCCGGTGGCGCCACCGGGGAGCGGCAGTCCCGTGGCTTCCTTGTCCCGCGCCACCACAGCCTCGGCCAGCGACGGCCCGTAGCGGTCTTCGGCCTCGTGAAACAGCGCATGGATGGCTTCGAGGTCCATCTGCGAGATGTCGCGGGCCTCGGTGGAAACGCCAGTTTCCGGGGAAGCTGCCTTGCCGATGTGGCCGGGGGCAGTGGTCTGCTTGGCAGTCTTGGGGTCGGTCATAATCTCTGTCCTGTTGCGAGTTGCTCGTGTTGCATGAGGTGCTTACGCTGACAACGAAGGCAAATCACCACGCCTTTGGGTGATCCGTCAACAGGGGCCAGCGATTTTTTCGAGGGGGCCGTTACAGCGGCGTGACAACGCCGGGGACGGACGGTCAAAATAGGACCGTATTCCTATTTGTTCCGACTTTGTTCCTGTTGTCAAGCAACCTGGAGCGACAGCGCCCCGGCATAGGCAATCAGCGCGGCATCGGCCCGGTTGTGGTCCATCTTGCGGGCGAAGGCGCCTGCGAGGTTGGGGAAAAGCTGCCCAGCGCGAAGGCGCCCTGCGTCAGGGTCCCTGGGCACCCGGACGAGGCTCTGCCACTGTCTGGGCGCGATCCGGTGGACCACCAGGCCGGCGCCCGCCGCGACGCCCTCGATCAGGCCGAACGCCTGCCCGAACCGGAACATCGAGGTCACGCCCTGGCCGGGCATCGCGTGGACATCTTCGATGAACACGTCCGCCGCAAGCCCGAAGGGATTCTCGCTCATGCGGCGGAGTAGCGCCGCCAATTCGCTGGGGATAAGATGTGACTTGGCCGACCCGTTGACCTTCACCTTGGCAGTCGGGATATCTTGCACGTCGATGAGTCGCACGGTGCCCCCGTGCATGTGAGCTAGAGCGACCGCCCCGGTGACGCCGGGGTCAATTCCGAGGATCAGACGACTATGAGGCATCGGCCACCACCGAGGCGGGCTTCTCGACCCGTAGTGCTTCTTGCAAGGTCATCCTGTCCATGCGCAGGGCGCAGTAGAGCAGGCGCGGGCGCCACTCGGCGGCGATCTTCTTGCGGCTGGTCCACTGATAGATGGCCCAATCGCTCGGCTCCCCGGGCTTAGCCTGCCGGTGGAGCGTCAGGGCCTTGCGAATAGGAGCAGGCGTCCAGCCGAGGGCCTTGAGGATTGCTTCATCGTCCCATGCGACGGGGCGCGTCTCGTTGGTGGGGTTCTCGGTGTTCAATTCGTTGCCTGCGTTGCTTTTCGTTGTGCGCCACCTTTGACAATACCGTCATGGTTTCGTGCTTCGCTACAGGAAACCACGGGGATAGCTGGACAATTCCGAGCCACAGACTTGTTGCTTTCGGTGTTTGACAAAACCGACAGCGGGCACTAGGCGTTAGCCCGTTGCGGTCGAGAAAATGGCAACCATGAAGGAGAAACTTGCCATGACACGTTCGCCCAAGAAGCCCGCCGTGAAGGCGGCTGCGTCGAAGAGGCCCGCAAAAGCCGCCATCCAGAAGGTGGCGGCAACCCCTGTCCCGGAGACACTTGAAGGCGCGCCCGCACAGCTCGGCAGGTTCAAGACGAACATTCGCCGCCTGCGCCTCGCCCGGAACTGGTCGCAGAGCGACCTCGCCCGGCACATCTGGGGCGAAGATACCGACAGCCGGGGCTTCGCGTTCGCCAAGAACAAGCACCTGATCTCCCGGTGGGAGAGCGGTACGGTCCCGGAAATGGACAATCTAAAGCTCGTGGCCGAGGCGCTGGAAGTGAGCATCGAAGTGCTGGCCCCGGACCTCGTGACGAACGAGCACGCGGACGAGCTGGCCGTCGCCATGACGATGGTGCCCGGGCGCCCGGACACGGTGCGGCTCACGGTGAACACTTTCACGACGCTGACGGTGGCCTCCAAGATCATCACGCTGCTGTCCACCGACCCCAACACCAATGGCCCGTGAATGGCCCGTGATCTGACATGAACGTCCCGGTCGAACTCGCGCTGGCCACCAAGTCCGAGGCCGCCATTCTGCTGCGCTGCTCCGTCTCCAAGATTGAGCGGCTGATGGCGAAGGGCGTCTTGCCTCACCAGCCCGGGCGACCCGTGACGATCCGGCTTGTGGACCTCATCAAGTACAACGACAGCAGGACAAAATGGTCGAGCAAACCACCTACGTCCCCGACATCGAAGACACCGAACTTCGCCCCTCCAAGCGCACCGGCTACTACGAAATCGTCTGGACAATCCCCGCCGGCAAGACCGGGACAGGACGGGCGCGAACGCGCACGTATTCATGCCGCACTAAGGACGAAGGCATCGCGAAGGAAATCCGCCGCGAATATCTGAGCGCGCTGCGCGGGGCGACGAAGGCCGTCGGCCTGCCCACGGTGGGCGAGCTGATCGACGCCTACAAGACGGGCTGGATCGACGCGAAGGGCAAGGGCAAGTCGCAGTGGGAGAGCTTGAAGCCCGTCAAGCGGCTCCTTGGTGCGCTGAGCCCGGATGACCTTGATGACGGCACAGAGCTTGAAGGCGAAAACGGGTACATCGCGACCCGGACAGCCGAAGGCGTGTCCAGCGGCACGATCCGGCGCGAGCTGGGCTCTCTCGTCGCGGTGTTTGGCTGGGGCAAGCGCGCCCGGAAGCTCCCCAAGGACTACTTTCCGCCCATCGTGAACCTCACGCCGAACGGCGCGCCGCGCGAGAACTTCCTTGATGAGGCCGACGAGCAGAAGCTGCACGATACCGCGCAGGTGATCTTGACGAGCGTGGTCAAGGGCGGACGCCATCCGGCGTGGCGCGGCGCGCTGTTCACGCTGATCGCGCTGAACCAGGCCGCGCGCTCCGAGGCCATCGAAGAACTGGACTGGACACGCATCGACACCAAGCGCTTGGGCGACCCCAAGCTGCGCCGCGTGCTGATCGACTTCCGCGATCCAGCCCGGCCCGAGACGAAGAAACGCCGGGGCATCATGCCGGTGTCCGACCGGCTGCTGCCGATCCTGCGTGAGGAGTGGCTTCGACAGGGGCGACCCGAATATGGGCCGGTGCTCGGCACGTATGGCTCGACCCGCAAGTCGTTCGCTCGCGTGAAGCTGGAAGCCTTCGGCGCGGGCTCGGTGGTGGGCGACAGCCTCTGGCGGCACGACACGCGCCGAACCTGGGCGACGCTGGCCACCATGAAGGGTGTCAAGCTGGAGAAGGTCGCGCAGGTGCTGGCCGACACGCTGGAGACGACCGAAAAGCACTACGCGCACTATGCTCCGGATTTCCTCGAAGACCCGGTGAACAAGCGCGCTTGACGAAACAGTGGACGGGCTGGTGTCTTGCCCGTTCGCCCACGTCGTTGCGCACGTAGGGCGGTCGAGCACCAAATATCGTGAGGCCGTTCACATGGGCGAAAGCCCCACACTCAACGAAATCGTGGCCGCAATCTTCGGCCCGGACTTCGACCCCAAGACGATCCACTTCGCCAGTTTCCCTGGCGATCCCCACAACAAAGACGACGCACGTTGGCACGGACACCGGCTGACGACAGGCGACGAGACGTTGCCGAAGGGGAATAACAACTTCCTCTGCATGGGCGCGCTTGACCCTACCAAGACGGGGCGCTCGCTCGCAGACGTGACGCACCATGTCGCGTTCTGGATGGATGACGTGGGCACGAAGGTCCCACTTGAGCGCGTGAAGCAGCTCACCCAGCGCCCCGGCATGGCGCCGGTACTCATCATCGAGACAAGCCCCGGGAACTACTCCTACATCTGGCGGCTGGACAAGGCGGTCGAGGAGCTGCCCGACGACTTCGACGCGCAAACTGTCACGGCTATCCGCCACACGCTCAAGGCCGATGGTTGGGGCGATCCGGCTGCGCAGGACCACGTGCGCTATATGCGGCTCCCCGGCATCAACGGGAAGACGGCATATCGACAGGCAGACGGCGCCCCGTTCCAGTCACGGGTTGTCGAGTGGTCCCCGTCGAACGTGGTCCGTCTCGAAGACTTCGCGGCGGCGATCATGGGTGCCACCTGGTTCGAAGATGTCCGGTCGGGGCGTTTCGCCCCGGCGCAGGTGCTCGCCGGTGCGTCGAACGACCGCGCGGCCACGATGGACGACCCTCTGGTGCGCCTGGCGCTGGCGGTGGGCTTGAGCCCCCAGCCAAGCACCCGCGCGGGCGTGATCGACTGCATCTGTCCGAACGGCGCGAACCATACCGGGGGTGACCAGACCGGATACGCCATCATCAACGACGGCATGAGCTACTGCAATCACGCCTCGTGTCAGCATCTCAGGTCGCCCGACTTCCAAGACATGATGATCGAGGCTTACGACGCGCAGGTCCAGGCTGGGATCATGTTCGGCACGATTGTGGAGAACCCTCTCGGTGTGGGCCTGCTCGACGCCAAGACCGGAGAAGTCGTGCCCGCGACGGGGACGGGGTTTTTGGCCAGTGTCCGGTTCGAGAACGCTGCCGTGGACACGGGAATGGGGTCTGCGGGGCAGAGTTTGGTGGAGGCCGCCGAGGAAGTCGCGCTGCGCATGAGCGACGCCGAGGACGCCCGGTACCAGTACGTCGCTGATCGGTTCGTGGCCGTCGATCAGACGGGATCGTTCTGGGACTTGAAATACGGCCAGTTGATCGGCCCCGATCTTTTCGACCGGGACGGTGGCGTGTTGCAGCACTTCAAACTAGCGACAGGCAAGAACCGGGCGAGCACGCTGGCGCTCAATCACCACAGCATGCGACATGTCCAGACGCTCGCTTGCAGGCCCGGAGAACCGGTAATCACAACCACCCGAGGTCCGAAGGGCGACCCGATCCCGGCGGTCAACACTTACGCGCCCGCGAACATTCGGCGCGTGACGGGTGTTCCTCAGAAGTACCTCGATCATCTGGGGCACATGTTTGCCGGGCAGCAGCAGACCGTTGACTATTGGCTCGACTATCAGGCGTGGCGGCTACAAAACCCCGGGGCGCACACGTCGATCATTGCTCTATTCGGAGGAAACCCCGGCACGGGCAAGGACTTCCTCTTGGAACAGTTCTTCAAGATGGTCGGGCAGCACAACGTCGGACGCGCCACCGTCAAGGAACTGATGAGCGAGTTCAACGAGGCAGTGTTGCTGCCGACCGTCTATCTCGATGAGTTCTCGCTGGCGGGCAAGGACGCCCAATTCGGCTACAACAAACTCAAGAGCCTCGCGTCGCCTACGGGCGTGTCCATCACGATCAATCCCAAGTACGGCAAGAAATTCAAGACACAGGTGTCCACGTCCGTGCTCGCTTCGACCAACGACACCGACTCGCTGGAGGGTGTGGGAACGGACGACCGGCGCTTCTTTATCGCGTGGACCTTCGCGAACAAGCTGGTCGGGCAACACCCTGTGACGACACCCATGTCCGAGGCTTACTTCCAAGACCTGTGGGACCACTACGAGCAACCCGACAGCATCGGCATCCTCTACGATTTTCTGATGAAGCGGAACGTCCAGCACTTCAACCCAATGGGCGCGCCGCCGCGCTCCGCCGCCCGTCACAGCACCCTCGTGGCGTCCCTCAGTACCGCGTCGCAGTTCGTCTATGATCTGGTGACGGCAGGGCCGCTCGCGAACCGGAAGGTAATCTCCAGTGAGGAGGTTCGTGCGCTGGCGCTTGCGTCAGACGATCCGGGCGTCAAGAACCACACGTCACCGAAAGCTCTCGCGCGCGGCCTCCAAGCGGCTGGTTGTGTGTCCATCAACAGAGCGGGCAGCGACAACAACCAAGTGCGGGTATCTGGAGGGCAGCGGGTCCGCCTGTGGTCGGGTGCTTGCGTCGTGGCCAACAACGCGCAGGTGGTGGGCGCCGTCTCCGAACAGGAGCGCGACGTTCTCCTGGGTAGCCCGGACAAGGCGCGGGATTTGTTCGAGGCCGAAGTCGCCGCGTCGGGGGCCGAGTTCGCCCTCACCTAGGATCGAAGACTTCTCGACCCAGCCTGCTTGTCTCGCTTGTCTTGGTAGTGTCTCGGAAAGATTGGCATCTTCCGAGACACTATTTTTTCCTCTGGACATGGGGGTTTCAGCCGGTTTGTCTCAGATGTCTCGGTACTTCTCTATAAAAGGGGAAATGATAGGTAATAGGGTTTATGGGTGCGTGCGTGCGAGTGTGAGCGTGCGTTCGCGCGTATAGAAAACGCATTTCTTCTGAGCCATCCGAGACACGAGACAAAATCGGCTATCCGAACCCAGCGTTCCGCACTTTGGTGAAGACGTTGTACCAGGCGTTCCAATCGCCACTCTCGACGGCACTCATCCACACCAGCACCATCTCCCTCGCGAGGAGGGCGGCGTCGCCCATGCGGCGCTGATCGAAGCGCTCGACCTTCGCGGACAGGCCGAACCAACTCGGCGCGACGAGCTTCATCACCGACTGGAAGATCGGTTGCAGCAGCAGCTCCCTCGGGATGCGGTTCTGGCGCAGCAGCGTCTTGAGATTGCGCCTCGCGAGAATGTGCGCCTTATCGACCGGGCGCCCTTCGTCGCGGCGCCGGTTCCTGAGCCGGATCGTGCCTGCCGTGCCCAGATGCTGGTGGCAGCACTCCTCGTCTCTCACGGCGGGGGTCCCGCCCTGCAAACCTGTGCGCTTGCTGATCCGGACGCAACCGCGGAGTCTCTCCCCCCCGATCTGGGGCGGGCCCCGGACAGCGGCAAGGGTCGCGAGATGCACGGGGTCGTGCTTCGCCCTCATCGAGAGCTTGGGGTTCTTCTTGCCTCTGGTCGCCTTCACCGAGCCACTACCGTAGGCCGCCTGCATCATGTCCCGGTTGAGCACTTCCACGGGCGACAGCTCACGCAGGGGTGTCTTCTTGGGTGCCGGGTTGTCTGTTGTCATCGGGGTGGAGGCTCAGTGATTTGAAGGGCTTCCACACTACCGCTTCGGGCGCTGGGTTGTGTGTTGAAGGGGAGCTTGCCCGCGCCGCGCCGCTTGGGGTAGCCTCGCGCCGTGGACACTGGACAGGACACCCCCTCGCGATGACGCGGCCCGACGCAGAAGCACTGACCACTTTCCTTGTGGTGTTCGGCATCGCCGCCGCGATCCTCCTGGCAGTGTTCAGCAACACGGCTCGCGGGCATTGGTGGGGGACGTTCGTCGCGGGCGCCCTCTCGGGCGGCATTGGGGTCTTCACGGCGCTAGAGCGTCGAGCGGAAGTGATCCGGCTCGATGCCGAGCACGAGCAACGTCAGGCGGAATGGCGTCGCGAAGACGCGCTCGACGCGGCGCGCCGGGAAGCGTTAGCAGCGCGCCAGAAAACCGAGACGCATCACCCAGGTCGAGACTTGGAGCTGGTCGCTCTCTGGGCGCGGCAGCGCGCGGAGGAATTGGAACGGGAGGAAGCGCAGGAAGACGCCGAGCGCCGGGCCCTAGAACGAGACTCTTGACACGGACACCGGACACGTGCCAATGTCCACCCAGCGTTTGAAAGACGCAAAACCCTAGACGGAAGCCCTTCCCCGAAAGTCGGGCGCCGCCAAACTAAATTAGTCCGGGGTCCGTGCGCGCATGTCCAAGGCGCACGCCCAAAGGCGCACGGAGCGTTCTAGGGCGCTCTTTCAGCCCCGGATGCTGGCCGCTCTCTGAAAGGAGCCCCCTAGATGACGACCACGATCTATCACACCAACCGAACCACCTCAGTGACGCGCACCCCGGTGCGCAAGCCCGCGCCACGCGCCGTTGAGCCTTTCAGCGTGACTGTTAGCGCCCCGGGGGAACTGGTTCTCTCGGGTATATCTCCGGACGTTCTGGCCGAACGGCTTCCCGCCATTGTGCGGCTCCTGACCCGCTAGGACACAGGCATTGGCGGCAGGAGGTAGACACTCCTGCCGCGCATGCCCGTGTCCGGCGCGGTGCCCACGGTGCTTGACGAAAGCGACAAAAGCTACGATAACAAACGCGGGTGCTTCGCCACCGGCGCGGCGCCTATTCGAGCAAAACCACCACCAACAAGGACAGAAAGCCAAATGGCAATCCTCACCAAGACCGCGCGGACGATCCTCCGTTCGCGCATCCGCCGCCACCGCGACGCAGTGCTGATCGGACAGCACATCAATGGCGAATATGGCGTGACCAACGTTGCGGGGCTGACCAAGGATCAGCTTCTCGCGACCGCCGCCAAGTTCAACGTGCTCTTGCCGGACACCGACGAGTGCGACGCATACGACACCGTGCTGACGGGCGGCTACACCGGGGCGGAAGCCCTCGCGGCGGCGGACGCGCACGCAACGGGCAAGAACCCCAGCGGGCCGATGATGCTGGTTACGCCCGTGAACCCGGGGCAAGCGGTGTCCCCGGTCATTGCAACCGCAGTCGGCACCGACGCCGACGACGCGGACACTGAGGACGACGACGACGAGGAGGTAACGATCACTTCTGCTGCGCCAAGCGTTGCGCACGTTGCAAGCACAGGCACCGACGCGGAAACCGAAAAGGCCATTGAGGCAGACGTGCAGAGCCTCATGCAGATGATGGCGACGGGCAACTTTGCTGGCTATCAGGATGGCCTCAAGCGCCTCGCCCGCGAAGCGCGCAAGCCCGCTCGCGTCGAATACAAGACCGTGGCGCCCATCGATCCCTCCAAGATCAAGGGCCACGTCCCGACAGTGACGGGCGCCAAGACGATGGCAGAGGCGGGCGTGCCCAACCTGGGCGGCGCTCGCATGGACGCCACCAAGCTGCCGACCTACGACACGCCCGACGCGCCCACTATCGACCCGCACTACAACTGGCACCCCCAGACCGCCGTCATCCTGAGCGTGTTCCGGCGTGGTCAGCCCGTGTTCGGCTACGGCCCGGCAGGCACCGGCAAGACCGAGTTCGCCAAGCAGGTTGCGGCCCGCTGGGGGCGGCGCTTCGTGCGTATCTCGTGCGACGACCAGACCGAAGCGCAGACCCTTGTGGGCATGACCGTTCCGGACAAGGACGGCGGCGTGAAGTGGCAGGACGGGCAGCTTACTGCTGCGATCCGCGTCCCGGGCGCCGTGATCCTGATTGATGAGCCGAGCGTGGCACGCCCGGGCGCCCTGTTCGTGCTGCAAGCCGTCATGGACAGCGACAAGAAAATCCACATCGCTGAGACTGGCGAAGTTGTCCACGTCGCGCCCGACGTGATCATCATGCTCGCGGACAACACCAACGGCACGGGCGACACGACCGGCCAGTATGAGGCGACCCGCCGTCTCAACCGGGCGACCCTCGATCGTCCCGACGCGGTGATCCGGTTCGACTACATGACGCCAGTTGAAGAAACCAACGTCATTGCGGCGAAGACCGGCCTCAAGAAGCAGGCGGCGGCGCTTCTCGCTCGCTTCGGTGCACTCACCCGCGCCAAGGCCGACGAAGGCAAGCTCGCGCATCCTGTGGGCCTGCGCCGTCTTCTGGCGATGGCTGCGATGCTGGCCGATGGCGTGGACCCAACCACGGCGTTTCAGACCGCCGTGGTCGAGGGCGCGCCCTATGACGACAAAGAACCCCTGCGCCAGTTCTGGACGGCGGACGTGGACACCAACAAGCTCAAGCAGGCGGCCTGAGAGTGATCCGCCAATTCCTCAAAGACGGGGCGGCTCTGGCCGCCCTCATCCTCATCGTCGCTGGCGCGCTTGCATGGGCCGACGCCCTCACGCGCCTCACCAACTGAAAGGACATTCCAAAATGCTGAACATCTACGAGATGTCGGGCCGCGTGAAGTATTCCGACTTTGTGCCCGCCGCTGCTGAGCTTGTCCGGGCCATCGCTGCCCGCGCTGGCCGGAGCTATTCCAACGGCGTGCAGGTGCGGGTGGGCGGGGACACGGCGGGTGTGATCGAAATCGGGACATACCAGCTCACGCTCACCTTGCCCGCGATCCATCCGGACACGCTGATTAGCGCGGACCTCGCCCGGACCTTGATTGGTCTAGCTGTCCACGAAGCCGGACATGTGTTGCATACGCAAACCGACACCTTGCTCAACCGCATGAACGCCGCTGGGGGCAAAGCGCAGGCCGATGTCATGGGCGCGCTCGAAGACTATTTTGTTGAGCGGCGCAGCACGAACCCTGCGAAACCCATCGTGTCGAACGCGCCAGATCTGCTGGGCGCGCTCAACGTCAAGTTGCAGCAGGGCGTGGTGTCGAGCGCGCTCGCTGCGCGGCAGGCGCGGGACGCGCTCGGACAAGCCGCCGCGCTGGTCCTCGCGTCCCTCGACCGTCATGGGCGCCAGGGTGGCGTGTTGAAGTCGCTGGAAGCTGACACGCGCGCGGCGGTTGACCCCAAGGTTGTGGTTCTGGTTGATGCAATGTTGGACAAGCTGGACCAGCACGACGACAAGACCGGGGACGCCAAGAGCGCCACCGCGCAGCGTATTGCCGACTACGAAGCGTTCCTGCGGGCGTTGGGCGCCACGAAGCTGGCACCCCCGCAAGAGGAAGGCGAGGTGGAGGGCAAGGACAAGAGCAAGGACGCCGGGAGGGGCGACGGTAAGAGCGGAGGCAAGAGCGACGCGGGCGACGAAGCGAGCAAGGGCGCGGGGAAGGGCAAAGACGAGGACAAGACCGAAGACGATCCGGCTGGCGACGAGCAGGGCGACGAGCAGGGCGACGATGGGCAGGGCGACGATGGGCAGGGCGACGATGGGCAGGGCGACGACAGCGACGATGGCGACAGCGACGGCACAGGTGAGACAGACGATGAAAGCGCTGGCGCCGGTTCGGCGCGTGGTGTGGGCAAGGGCCATGCGCCACGCAAGAGTACGGCAGATCAGCGCAAGTCCAGAATGATGAAAGAGCTGCTGCCCGAGAGGTCGGACAAGGATCGCGACCTAGCGGAGCACCTTATGCCCGTCCTCGGACAGGACCCCAACGAGCCCGCCAGAGACGCACGTAGCCACTGGCGCCCGAACCCGGCTAGTAACGCCGATGTCCGGAAAGCCGCTGAGCGGGCCAATGCCCGGACCTTTGCGGACGCGGCGCGCCGCGCGCTCAAGAGCGAAGACACAACCGTCGTGTCCAGGCGCATGCAGACTGGCCGCCTTGATCGCCGCGCGATCTCGCGGGCTTCTATGGGCGCGGCGGACGTGATGAGCCGCAAGCGTGTGGATGAGGGCATTACGACCGCTGTCATGGTCATGCTCGATCTATCCAGTTCAATGGGGGACCTTGTGGTGGTGGGTGACGTGGGCATGTCCCGCGTCACGGCCAGCGTCGGTATGGCATCGGTGATCCTCCCGGCAATCGAGCGCGCGGGCGCGGCGGTGGCGCTGGGCGGTTTCACGGACATCCCGCTCCAGTTGATCGGCTGGAACGAACGCACGCCGACCGTGGAAGCCATGATGAAGAATTTCGGGGACCTCATATACGGTGGCGGCACTGCGATGTTGCGGCCCGCCATTTGGGCCGAGCGGCAGGTGCTGGCCCAGCGCGCGTCGCGTCGCGTTGTCGTGTGGCTCTGCGACGGGCAGGTAGGCGCCGAGGCGCCGGCTGTGCGCCACATCTTCACCAAGCCCGGCCCTGTTGAGCATTTCGGCATCGGCCTCCAATGCAACATCAGCAACCTGTTCAAGACCGGACACGCGGTGTCCATCCGGGACATGAGCACGCTGGCCTCGGCGTTTGAAAAGCTGATAATTCCACGCGGCGGTTTCCGGCGATGACGCCGGGCGTGGGCAGGCGATGGCGGGGCGACTTGCTCCGACTCGCTGCGATCCTGGCCAGTCTCGCGGCGTTGTGGATCGTGCTCGATACGTGGCTTTAGGCGAGGCGCTAGAACCCTCCTCCATCAGCCCCGCTAGGGTGACACCTAGCGGGGCTTTCGCTTGCCTGCGGCCTCGCCAACCGCCCGCGCGCAAATCAGGGTATGACTGACAATCCCGAGAACCCAACGGTGAGCCGAACATGTCCAACGGAATGACACTGGATGACACGGACCTGGACGAGGCAAAACAGGCGCTTCGTGACGTGATGACCGACGCCCAGGCACCGGCAGCAGCCCGTGCGGCGGCGGCCCGCACGATGCTTGAGCTGGGCGGCGCGCTCGGACGCCACGCGGCGCCACCGGTGGACACCAGCAAGCCGACGAGCGAGATGAGCCGGGCGTCGCTCCTCGCTGAGCTGGCGGCCCTCGAAGACCCGGATGCCGCACAACCCCGCACTGAGTAGCCCGCAAAGCCCCGGCCTCCTAGGCGGGCACACTCCCTTCCGGAGGGAACGCGCCTAGCTTTGCGTGGTTTTTGTGTGGGCATGGCCTCGATGGAGGGCAGGGCGGCGCCGGTCAGCTCCACGGCCTGGACACCGGCCCGGACACGGCACCCCGGCCCCTCCCCGTCACCCGGCGCGCGGGCTCACGTCCTTATCCGACATGCGCACAAAATTTCCGCATTTCTAACTTCCTGACAGTTCCGACAAAGCAAAAAGCGGCAGCGATGAGCGAGAACGTCCGGGTCGGGGACTGGTGGTTCCGGGGCATCCAGATCAGGATAACGTGCCAGCGGTGTGGGCGCGTGCGGTACCTGCGCGGCGGCGATCTGCTGAACCTCAAGATTGCGACCGAAGATACGTACCTCCGCGAAGACGACCTCCGCTGGGAGGAGCTACGTACCCGGCTCCATTGCGCGGCGGACGGCTGCGGCGGGCGCATGCCCAAGCTGGAGTTGGGCGTGTTCCGGTAGTCGTTGACGAAGCAGCGAACCACTAGATATGGTCCCCCTGCTCGACTTAGCCGTGAACTGTCCTCACGGTGCAAACCCCCGGGACTGAAAACCCCGGGGGTTCCTTTTTGCCCCCATCTTCGTCCAGCGAAGCACCCGGCCCGTTGCGTATGTTGCACACAAACGCAACCCCGAGCATCGAGATATGGTCGAGCCCGTCCCGCAGAAGCCCAACCGCAGCTACAGCTTCACGAACCATCAGGCCACGCAGCCGACCGTTCCGCTGCCGGGCACGTCTGTGGACAACGAACTCGACAAGACCAACGGCGCCATCAGCGACGTGATCGACTTCGTGCGGCAGGCCATTGACGACGATGGCCGCATCAAGTCCGAAGCCGCGCTCTCGCTTGTCGGCCCGCAGGGTCCCGCTGGCCCGAAGGGTGATCAGGGCAACACCGGCCCGACCGGCACCACGGGCGCAACCGGCCCGCAGGGTGACACGGGTCCGCAGGGACCGCAGGGTATTCAGGGCGTGCAGGGCGTGGCCGGGCAGAACTTCATGCCCGACGCCGTGGGCATCCAGACCGATCGCGACCTCTACGATGCCGAGGCCACGGGCTTCGCCTTCCTCGACGCCACCAATGGTCATCTCTACTTCAAGCTGTCCAGCGGCACCGCCGACTGGTCCTTCCCGGCTCCGTTCGGGCGCGGCCCGCAGGGCGTGCAGGGCATTCAGGGCGTGCAGGGCGTCCAAGGTCCGCAGGGCATTCAGGGTCCGACCGGCGCCACCGGCGCGCAGGGTCCGCAGGGCGATCCCGGTCCCGCCGGACTCGTGTGGCTCGGCACCTACGACGCAGGCACGGCATACGAGGTTCGCGACGCCGTGGCGTACAACGGCGCGTCCTACGTCTGCATCGCGGACACGACCGGCAACCTGCCGACGAACGCCACCTACTGGCAACTCCTCGCCGCGAAGGGCGACACCGGCGCGCAGGGTCTACAGGGCATTCAGGGCGAAGTAGGTCCGCAGGGTGAAACTGGCGCGACCGGCGCGACGGGGCCGACTGGCGCTACGGGGCCGACTGGCGCCGCCGGTCCTGTCGTGGACCTCGCTTCGCTGACGCCCAAGTCCACGGTCGTGGGCGCGGACATCACGCACATTCAGGACAGCGCGGACAGCTTCGCCAACAAGAAGATCACGCTGGACACGCTCAAGACGTGGCTGCTCAGCGCGACCTATCCTGTCGGCAGCCTCTACTTCTCGACCAACGGCACCGACCCGGCCACGTCGCTGGGCTTCGGTACGTGGGTCGCCTTCGGCGCGGGCAAAGTCCCGGTTGGCTACAGCGCCGGTGAAACGGAGTTCGACGCCGACGAGAAGACCGGCGGCGCGAAGACGCACACGCTTAGCTCGGGCGAAATGCCCGCGCATACGCACTCGGGCACGACCGACACCGGCGGTTCGCACTCGCATGGCGGCAGCACCGGGTCCGGCGGCGCCCACTCGCACGGCGGCTCGACCAGCGACCCCGGCGCGCACGCCCACCAGTGGGCCATCGCTGGCGCCGCCGGTTCGAGCACGATCCGTGCAGCACCCGGCGGCGGTTCCACTTTGCCCGGCGTGGACACGTCCTCTAACGGCGCGCACACGCACAGCATCTTCACCGACACGCACCCCGGGCATACCCACTCGATCGCTACCGATACGCACAGCGGCCACCAGCACAGCTTTGGCACCAGCTCGACGGGCGGCGGCGGGGCGCACAATAACCTCCAGCCCTACATTACCGTCCGCATGTGGAAGCGCACGGCCTAACCAAGGAGAACAAATGCTTACCGGCCTCGCAATCGGTCAGAGCAACATGCTCTATCGCGGCACGGGCGGCCCGTGGACCATCAACCCACTGGTCACGCTCTGGAACAACAAGAACGACATCTCAAGCAGCGTGAACGACCTCGGTACGGCGTGGATCACGCCGACGCGCGGCGTTAATCCGCTCACCGCCGGGACGCCGCTGCGCAACAACGCTTTTGCTCAGGCTCTCAGCCTGATCGCTACGGCGCGCAACGAACAGGTTCGGGGCGTCCTCTCGGGCCGGGGCGGCGAAGGGCTTGGGACGTGGTACTCTGGCGGGGCGCCGCAGAAGAACCTCATTCGCGCCAAAGCGGTGCTCGCGGCCGCTGGTGTCTCTTGGGTCGATTTCGTCGTGATGGCTCTCGGTGAGAGCGACAACAGCGAGGCGATCAGCACGGGTCGCGATCGCGCCAACGCGATCTTCCGCAACCTCAAGGACAGCAGCATCATCGCGGGCCACACGCAGGTCATCATCTGCGAGGCTTCGGACACGCATGTCCGGACCAACGAGATCATGGCGGCGACCTATGCGACCGCGCCCGAACGGGTCTACCTGCCGACCCGCCTCCAGCCGACCAGCGACGGGACGCACTTCACTGGCGACGCGGCGCCCGTGATCGGAAACATGATCGCCTCGGCGGTACTGCGCGGGCTCTAAGACCCCAACTTCGCGGCCATTCTGACCCCAAATCAGTTGTATGTGGTGCTCGAATAAAGCAACACGCACAACGGGCGGGCAGATGGCACTCCACCCGGCGGACTCCAGCGCCGCCCTCAAGGCCCATATCAAAGCCTCCGAGAAGCTGATCCTTCACGCCTACTTCGACCCCGTGGGCGTGCCGACGGCTGGATGGGGCCACATCGACGGCATCACGTCGAGCATGGCCAAGGTCAAACAGGCCATCTCGACTGCGCAGGCGGCGAAGTGGTTTGAAGAAGACCTGGACATCGCAGAGCGCGCTGTCCGGAAGTACGTCAAGGTCGCGCTCAACCAGAACCAGTTCGATGCTCTGGTGGACTTCGTGTTCAACTGCGGCGCGAGCAATCTCGCCAGCTCGACGCTGCTCAAGCTCCTGAACCGGGGCGACTACGCCGCCGTGCCCGCGCAGCTCATGCGCTGGACCAAGGCCCGCGACCGCAAGACCGGCAAGATGGTCGAGCTGCGCGGCCTCGTGATCCGCCGCAAGTGGGAAGCGGACCTCTGGTCGAGCCTCGCGCCGCCCGAGCCCGCCAACTACCGCGACGGCGAACGCAACTGTGAAGCCACGGTCATCCCGGACGCCAGCAATGCGAGCGAGCCGGTCACCCTCGGCGGGCTCATCGCGAAGTTCTTCGCCGCGCTGCTCGCAGCCTTCACCCGGAGGGCGTAATGACCGAGCACATCGTCAAATGGTCCGATCGGATTTGGGACACGCTGGTTCGCTGGCGGACGTGGCTGGTCAACGCGGTGCTCGCCGTCGCGCTGGTCGCGCCGGAAGTGCTGCAAGCGCCAGAACTTGCGGCGCTAGTGCCGCCCCATTGGCGCCCGTGGCTGATCGCCTCGGCGTTCCTGCTCAACATTCTGATGCGCCCGCGCAAGGCCGCCCGCGCCCGCGACTTCGAGGCCAAGTAAGATGTGGGCCGGGCTCCTTGGGTGGGTCATGTCGATCCTGTCCAGCGACATGCTGGGCCGGGTTCTCGATGTCGTGTCCAAGCGAGCCGACGAAAAGAACACTGAGAAGCTGCGTCAGCTCGAAGCGCTCACGTCCGAAACCACAGACCTGGCCTCGCTCAACAAGGCGAAGCTCCAGTTCCCGTGGTTCTGGGTGCTCATCTCGATCTTCATCTTTCCTCTCGGGTTGTGGTGGACCGCTGTTCTAGCCGACAGCATCTTCGGCTTCCCCTTCGACATCGCGGACCTTCCGACCCCCGACATGCGCGCTTGGGCTGGGGACATGATCCGCTGGCTTTTCTATGTCGGCAGCGTCACGGCAGCATTGAAAGTGGTGTCCAAGTGACCCCTCCGAACCTCTGGGAGCAGCTCCAGCTCCTCATCATCTCCGGCGGCGCGGGTGCTGTCTTCCGGACCCTCATCTCGCCCGAGAAGCAATGGAAGCGGCGCGTCGTGCAAGGCGTGGCCGGTGCCATTTCGGCGCTGTTCCTCGGCGGCGTGCTGGCTTCGGTCATCGACAGCATCACGCACGCGGGCGCCTACGCCTACCTCGCAGCGGGCTTCATCATGGGCTCGGGCGGCGAGCTGGCGGTGAAGGCGATCCAGGACCGGTTCCTCGGCCCCAAGGACGGCGACAACTGACCACCGCCGTCCTCGATCCCATCGAGCGCCGCAAGGCGATCATCAAGAGGCTGCTGGCCGCCGACAGCGCGCGACACAGCCTGCTGGACTACACAGCCTTCACGATGCCGGATCATCGCGATCCGGATAACGTGGCGCTCACGCGCTATCAGCGTGCCCGTGTCCACGGCGTCATCGCTGACGCGCTCGAAAAGCTCGAACGCCGGGACATTCTCCGCCTCATCATCAACTGCGCGCCGCGCCACGGAAAATCCGAACTGGCGTCCAAGCGCTTCATGTCGTGGTACTCGGGGCGCCACCCCGAGGAAAGCCTGATCTTCGGCACCTACAATGACACGTTTGCCGAGGACGTGGGCCGCGCGGTGCGCGGAAATATCCAGTCCCAGCAACACAGCCAGGTCTTCCCGGCCCACGCTCTCAAGGATGGTTCCGCCGCAGCCAAGCGACTTGAAACCACGATGGGCGGCATCCTCGCATTCGTGGGCCGGGGAGGCTCCATCACGGGGCGCGGTGGGCACGGCATCATCATTGACGACCCCATCAAGGATCGCCAGGAAGCCGACTCCAAGCTGATCCGCGATCAGCTCTGGACATGGTTCTCCCAAGTTATCGCGACCCGCCTAATGACGCCGGACAGCTTCATCATGCTGATCCAGACGCGGTGGCACGAAGATGATCTCGTTGGTCGCCTCACCGATCCGCGCAACCCGTTCTATGACCCCGCCGAGGCGGCGCGCTGGACCGTAATCGACCTCCCGGCGCTGGCACTCGAAAACGATCCAATGGGTCGCCTGCCGGGCGAGGCTCTCTGGCCTGAGCGGTTCCCGGTGTCCTTCCTCGAAGGGCAGCGGCAGCTCGACCCGCGCGGCTTCCAGGCTCTCTATCAGGGCAAGCCGACCGGCGAGACGGGTACGTTCTTCAAGGCCGACCACATCAAGACCTACCAGCCGGACGAACTGCCCCGGCACCTGAAATACTACATCGCTTCCGACCATGCGGTGTCCACGAAACAGGACCGCGACAAGACGTGCCTTATTCCCGTGGGCGTAGACGAGAACGACAACGTTTACGTCATGGACGACGTGTGGTGGCGCCGCGCTGAGACGGACGTTGTGGTCGAAGCAATGCTGATGCTCATGGACCGCTACAAGCCGATCTATTGGTGGGCGGAGCGCGGCCACATCTCCAAGTCCATCGGCCCGTTCCTCCGGAAGCGCATGCTGGAGGAAAAGACCTATGTCTCGATGGTCGAGGTCCAGCCTATCTCGGACAAGCAGTCCCGCGCGCAGTCGATCCAGGGCCGCATGTCGATGGGCAAGGTGTTCTTCCCGGCTCGCGCCGTGTGGTGGCAGGACGCCCGCGATCAGCTCCTCAAATTCCCGAACGGCTCCAACGACGACTTCGTGGATGCGCTCGCCTACATCGGCCTCGGGCTCAACCAGCAGCTCGGCGCTGCGCGGCCAACTGCCCGCAAGGACGTGAAGCCGGGCACCCTCGGCTGGCTCAAGGCGCAGACCCGCAAGGCCGAGCAAACCCGGCTCAACAACCTCGCCAACGGCGGGTGGTGATCCCCCACCTTCGCCGCCAAAATCAGTTTGCGTTCGGCTAAGCGTTGCGCACAAGAGCAACGCGAGCACCAAATGGCCGATCCCGCCCTCCAGAACGCAATCATGTCCGTGCTCCCGGGCGACAGCGCCGCGCCGCCGGACGTGGTGGACCCCGCGCTGCACGACCCGAACGCGAAGGTCATGGAGAGGGAAATCCCGACGCCGGACATGGCACGCGCCGCCGGTGTCCGGAAGTGGCAGGACAAGGTGACGCGCGCCCGCAGCTATTGGGACAAGGGCGTCTTCGACCGGATGCGGCTCGATATGCGCATGGCGCGCGGCGACCAATGGGGTGACGCGGCAGACCCGAACAAGACCGGCTTCACCATCCCGGACATTCACAACGACGACCCGGGCGCCCGCTACGTGGCGAACGTCATCCTGCGACACATCCACAGCCGCACGGCGTCCATCTACGGCAAGAACCCGAAGTTCGTCGCCCGGCGCAACAAGCGGCTGACCTCGACCGTCTGGGACGGGAACTTCCAGTCGCTCCAGCAGGCGGTCCAGACGCTGACGACTGCTGCGCAGAACCCGACCGATCCGAGCGCGCTGGGCGCCGCAGTCGAGGCCAAGGCGCTGATCGCGGACGCGCAGGCCACGATGCAGATGAACCAGCAGCTCGACCGGATCGCGCAGACGCTGGAAATCCTGTTCGAGCACGAAATCAACGAGCAGCCGATCCCCTTCAAGGTCCAGATGAAGGCCACCGTCCGGCGCGCCCTCACCGCCTCGGTCGGGTACGTCAAGATCGGCTACGACCGCGTGATGGGCCTCCGCCCGGAGGTCGAGCGCGAACTGACCGACATGAGCCAGAAGCTCGCCACCCTCCAGCGTCTCGCGGCGGACGTGGCAGATGGCGAGGTCGATACCGGCTCCGCCGAAATGGATCAGCTCAAGTCCATGATGGAGGACATGCGCAAGGACGGCGAAATCGTCCTGCGCGAGGGCCTGAGCTTCACGTTTCCCAACTCGACCGCGCTCATCATGGACACCGCGGTCCAGCAGCTCCGGGGCTTCGTCGGCGCCGAGTGGGTGGCCGAGGAATACATGCTGACCCGCGACCGGATCAAAGAGGTCTACGGCGTTGACGTGGGCGGCCCCAATTCGACCGGGCGCACTTACACCGACCAGTCCGGGCGCTTCGCGCGTGGCGAGGAAGGCACGGGCAAGGACGCCAACTGGGACGACAAGTTCTGCGTCTGGGAAATCTACGACCGCAGCTCTGGCCTGGTCTACGTCGTGTGCGACGGGTATCCCGACTATCTGGTCGAACCCGCCAAACCGGACGTGTGGCTGGAGCGCTTCTTCCCGTGGTTCGCGTTCGTGACCAACGAGGTCTACGACGAAAGCTCGGTCGTCCCGCCCAGCGACGTGACGCTGCTCCGCGACATGCAGCTCGAAATCAACCGTGCCCGGCAAGGCCTGCGCGAGCACCGCCGCGCCGCGCGCCCGAAGACCGTCGCGCGCAACGGATCGCTTGAAGACGAGGACAAGGTGAAGCTGTCCACGGGCAAGGCGCACGAGGTCATCGAGCTGAACGGCCTGCCCGACAACATGAAGGTCGAAGAAGCCCTCATGCCGTGGTCGGGCTCGAAGATCGAACCCGGCCTCTATGAGACGGACGCGGCCTATCAGGACATTCTCCGCGTCGTCGGCGTGCAGGAAGCGAACCTCGGTGGAACGTCGGGCGCCACCGCCACGGAGTCGAGCATCGCCGAAGGCTCGCGCATGTCCAGCGTGTCCAGCGTGATCGATGACCTCGATGAGTTTCTCACCGAGATTGCCCGCGCTGCCGGTCAAATTCTGCTCAAGAACACCAGCGCGCAGCGCGTGAAAGAGATCGTCGGGCCGGGCGCCGTCTGGCCCGAGATGACCAAGGATCAGATCGCCCGCGAAATCTACCTCGACATCGAGGCCGCGAGCACCGGGCGCCCCAACAAGGCGCAGGAAATCCAGAATGCCACGCAGATGATGCCGCTTCTGCTGCAAATCCCCGGCCTCTCTCCTGAGTGGCTGGCGCGCGAGATGCTGCGCCGTTTGGACGACCGCGTGGACATCACGGACGCCTTCGCGGCGGGCATGCCCTCGATTGCCCAGCTCAACCGCGTCTCGCAGATGGCTCCCGGCGGCCCGGGAGCCGATCCGAACGGGCAGGGCGCCGAGGGCGCCGACAACACGCCCAGCACCCAGCCAGACAAAGTGAACGGCACACCGACGCAGCCCGCGCCCGCTCAGCAGGCAAATGGCTGACATCATCGAGCCCTTCAAAGTCGAGGAGCCGGTTCGGTCCACTGTGACGGAACTGCGCCAGCTCGCTGACCGGATCGAGCGCGGCGAGATTGGCGGCGTCGCGGTCGTCTACACCGTCAGCGAGACTGGAACGCTGGACTACATCTTGGGCTTCTCGACCTCTCTTGAGGAGGTTGGAGCCGCCGCATTTCTGCTCGATGCGGCCAAAAGCGCCGCCCCAGACGAGGACGACTGACCGGCCCGTCAGTAACCGGCGCGTTGCTTTGCCGTGCACGTCAAAGCACCGTAGCCGACACAGCGCACCGCTCGGCACACCACGCTCATTCGGACCCTCAAACCGTGGAGCGGCTGTTTGCCACCCAACACTGAGACGGGCGAACTCGACAAAGACCTCGGCCTAACCCCTGCGACCACGCCCATTGCAGAGCCGGCCATCCCGGACGCTTCGGTTCCGCCCGAAGAAAATGCTCAGCAGCCGTCCAGCGAGCAGGACAACGCAGCGAAGGACGAGGGTCCGAAAACGATGGCGGAAGCCATCGCAGACGCCCTCCAGCCCGAAGCGGCCTCGGAAGACGACACTGGCGAGAAAGGCGCGGACAAGAACGTCGCTCCGCCCGCCGACAAGGTGCCCGACCCTGCCGCCGAAGCCAACGCCGACAAGTCCACGCAACCCGCCGAAGAAGATGGCGAGGCTGACGAAGACCCCAGCGAAGACGAGCTGAAAACCTACAGCCCGAAGTCGCAGAAGCGGGTCAAGCAACTGCTGAGCCAGCGGAACACGTTCCGCCGCGAAGCCGACGATCTGCGCGAAGACGCGGAGCACTACCGGAATATCCGGAGCTTCATGTCCGACAGCAGGCTCGAAGACGGCGAAGTCGCGGAGCTGTTCAAGGTTGGCAAGCTGCTGAAAGGGACCGATCCGGCGGGCTTCGAAGCCGCGCTGGACATCGTGCTCCCCATCGCTGAGCAGCTTCTGGAACTGACCGGACGGTCGCTCCCGAAGGAACTCCGCGAGCAGGTTGAGAACGGCGCTCTGACCGAGGAGCACGCCCGCGAGCAAGCCAGACTGCGCACCCGCGCGATCATGGCCGAGCGGGAGCGCGACGAGGTTCGTACGACCGCGACGACCCAGCAGAGCCAGCAGTCCCGGATCGCCCACCAGACGGCAGTCAATACGGCTGTCGGCGCATGGGAAGCCCGGGTCCGTCAGTCCGACCCCGACTTCGGCCTCAAGGCCGATGCGATGCGCGACGCCGCGCTGGCACTGGTCGCAGAGAAGGGTGCTCCGAAGACCGCAGAGGAAGCCGTCCAGTTCGCTCAAGCGACCTACGACAAGGTGAACTCGTGGTTCTCGAAAGCCCGTCCTGCTGCCCAGCCCAGCCGTCCAGCCCCCCGCTCCGGCTCGAACGGAAACCGAGCTGGCCTCGCCCCGGCACCCAAGACGCTTGAGGAAGCGATCAAGGGCGCCCTGTCCGCGAAGGCCGCGACCTAAAAGGGCATTCTACCAATGTTCACCCAGAACGAACTGGACAACATCGCCAACGCGGCGCTGGACTTCTATCTCAACAAGGGCGACGTGTTCCAGCAGTCGCTCCAGAGCCGCCCGCTCGTCAAGCTGATGGAAGGCTCCTCGAAGACCTTCCCGGGCGGCAAGGGCAAGATTTCCGTCGCCATCCAGTCGGCGTTCGGTGCCGGTGGCACCAACGACAGCCTCAAGGGCTACACGCACAACGATCAGGTCGTGTTCTACAACCCGGCCAACATCAAGCGTGCTGAGTACCAGTGGCGCGAAATGCACATCGGCATCGAGGTCACGCACACTGAACTCAAGCACGACGGCATCTCCGTCGTCAGCGAGTCCGGCGATACCTCGAACCACGCGGGCCGCGACGCCACGGCACTCGTGAACCTGTGGGACAACAAGCTGTTCGACTTTGGCGAGCGTTACGCGCGCTCGCTCAATGAACTGCTCTGGGGTGACGGCACCGCCGACCCGAAGGCCATCGCTGGCCTGCGCGCTCTGCTCGTGGCCAACCCCACGGCGGGCATCGTCGGCGGCGTCAATCGTGCCACGGCGGCCAACAAGTTCTGGCGCAACCGCGCCCGCACTGCGGCCTACGCTGCGGCGGTCACCGGCGACGGTACGCTCGCCGGACACGGCGGCGATGCCGTGACTTCGAACGTCGCCAACGGCGGCGCCCTCTGGCAGGTACTCCAGGAGGAGCAGCGTCAGCTCCGCAAGTTCGGCGGCCAGCCGAACAAGTTCCTGGCGGGCTCCGACTTCATCGGGGCGCTGGAGAAGGAAATCCGTGCGAACGGTTCCTACTCGCAGACCGGCTTCAAGGGGTCGAAGGACGGCGCCATCGGGCCGATGCTCATGGACGGTACGACCGTCGAGTACGACCCGACGCTCGATGACCTCGGCCTCGCCAAGCGCGGCTACTGGTTCGACACCCGCCACGTCTATCTGATGAAGATGGTCGGTGAGTGGCGCAAGACCCACAACCCGGCGCGCCCGAGCGATCAGTTCGTGCTCAACCGCTCGATCACTTCGACCGGGCAGGTGGTGGGCCACCAGTTCAACTCGGCCCTCGTCATCGACATCACCTAACCGAACACAGGGGTCGCCTCGCGGCGGCCCCTTCTTCCCTTACGCTCACAGCCACCGGAGATAACCTTGGCACGCTTCCAGCTTCTCGGCTGCAACATCGTCATCGGCGGGGACAAGGACAACACCGTTGTCCGTGACAAGTTCGATCCTGTCACCCTTCCCGAGTTCATCATCCTGCGCACGATCCACGGCGGCGTGGACAACGTGACCGACCCCGTTGTGGTCGGCCATCGCGAAGTGCCGCCCGAGGCCGAACGCGAACGCCTCGCCCTCAAGTATGGAGAGGCCATCGTCGCGGGCCTGTTCCCCGGCGCTATGGCGGCTCTCCCGACGGAGGACGCCAGCGTTCCGACCGACGAGGAAGTCGAGGCGGGCGCCAAGGCCGCTCGCGCCGCCCGCAAGACCGTCCGTGACGGCGGCGGCGGCGGCAAGGAGCCACCGGCCAAGCCGAAGGGCGGTCAGCTCCCCGACCTGACGACCTAAAGCCCGTTCTAGGATCACTTCATGCGCTTCCAGACCCTGCAAGAGATGCTGTCCGACCTCCGCGCCGAGGCCGGTATTTCGCAGAACGTTGCGCATGGAGTAACGGCGGTCGAGCCGCACAAGGCGCTGCTGCGTCGCGTGCAGGAGGAGCTGTATCTGGCCTATGATTGGCCGCATCTCCAGACCTCCACAATCGTGTCCGTGTCCGCAGGTACGCGCTTCAAGGCGTACCCGGACACGTTCACCTTTGACGGCATCGAGCGGGCCTACACGAAGGACGCCTCCGACAAGTGGCGCCCTCTCGGCTATGGCATCACCACCGAAGACTTCAATGTCTACGACAGCGACGCGGACGAACGGACGTTCCCGATCCGCTCGTGGCAGAACTACATGCAGGACACCGGCGACACGTCGAACAACATGTTCGAGGTCTGGCCGATCCCGGACACCAACACGTCGATCAAGTTCGAGGGAAAGCGCTCCATCTTCCCGCTCGACGCGGACGACAAGACCTCGACGCTCGACGGCCCCGTTATCGTGCTGTTTGCCGCCGCCGAACTTCTCGCGCGGCAGAAGGGCGACGACGCGGGGCTCAAGCTCCAGAAGGGGCAGGATCGGCTCCGTCTCCTCAAGATCAGGCAGCGCGGCAAGAACGCGCGCCCAGCCAACCTCGCGGGCGGCGGTGCCAGGCGCGTGCTCCGGCCCGGGCTCGACTACATGCCCCGGAGGTCGTGATTGGCCTACGTCATCATCGAGAATTTCTCGCAGGGCGTGGACCTCCGCAAGTCGGACATCACGTCGCCGCCCGGGTCGCTCCGCAAGCTGCGAAACGCCTTCGTCAACGTCGGCGGGGAGGTCGAGAAGCGGAAGGCCTTCACGTCCGTTGGATCGCTGCCAGCGGGCCAGACAAAGGGCCTCGCATTCCGCAACAATCGACTGGCTGTGTTCGGTACGCTGGCGGCGGGCAGCGTAGGAACGCTGGCGCCCTATACGGACTACTACCAGCTCATCCCCTCGGTGGGTGGCCTCACCATTGACCGCGTGCTCGACGTGTCGCCCTTCAAGGGCGGGCTCTATGTCATCGCGCGCTTCTCGGACACCAGCGTCCGGCACTTCTACGTCAACGGCGCTACGGCGAACCAAGTCACCAGCGGCTCGGTGGCGGGCACCAACGCGCGCACGCACTCCACCAAGCAGTATGTGGTCGATGGCCGGAACCTCCGGTTCTCGGCTGTGGGCGACAGCGCCGACTTCGCGGGCATTGGCTCGGGCATCATTGACGTGTCCGAGCAGGACACGGGCTCGACCGAACTTGTCGGCATCGAGCAGTACTACTCGTACCTGGCGCTGTTCGCCCGCAATGCCATCCAGCTCTGGATGATGGACCCGGACCCGGCCAAGAACTCGCTGATCCAGACGCTGGGCAACATCGGGCTCGTGGCGGCGAACGCCGTCGCCAAGTATGGAAACGGCGACGTGCTGTTCCTGTCCGACACCGGCATCCGCTCTCTGCGTGCTCGCGACAGCTCCTCTGCCGCCGTGCTCAACGACATTGGCTCTCCGATGGACCCGAAGGTCGCAGAGAAGCGTGCGGTTCTGACGCCGACCGCCGCCGAAAAACTGACAGCCCTGGTGGACCCTCTCTCGGGGCACTGGTGGCTCATCTGGGGCGACGAAGTGTTCGTGCTCGCCTACTACCCCAACTCCAAGGTAACGGCGTGGTCCATCTTCGAGCCGCCCATCTCGGTGGACTACTCGACGCTGGCGAACTCGCGCCTCGTGTTCCGCGCGGGCGAGGAGCTGTTCGTTTACGGCTCGGTGCCCGCCAGCGGCTCGCCCTTCGACCCCAACGTGCCCGTGGGCTCGTCTGCGGCGCTCTATGACAGCGCGCCGGTGGAGCTTGAGCTGCCGCCGGTGGACGCCAGCAAACCTGCAACGACCAAGCTCTGGCAGGCGCTGGACGTGGCGTGCGAGGGTACTTGGGCCGTCTACATCAATCCGAACCCTTCGCAGGCGCCCAACACGTGGACGCTGGTGTCCACAGTGGCGGGTACGACCTACGGGCTGGACCTCCTGCCAATCGGCATCCGGTCCACGCACCTTGCCGTGAAGCTCGTCTCGCAGACGACCGGTGTCCAGCGGGTCGCCCGCGTCGTCGTCCACTACGAGGATGGCGCGAAGGACAACAAGAATTGATGAAGACCCGGCTTCTCCCGGCACCGCCGCTCGAAGACGTGCATTGGGTCGCGCTTCGCATGCGCGACCGCGACCGCGAGGAAATCTTCGCCACGCAATGGACCGATGATGTGGTTGAATTGGTCGAGGCGGTGCGTGCGTCTGGCACATTCCGCTGGGGCGTCTACATTGGCTCCCGGCCCGTGGCCATGATCGGCGCAGCGCCGCGTTGGCCCCGCGTCTGGAATGCGTGGGCCTTCGGCACGGATGAGTGGCCGCGTGTCGTGAAGACGGTCACCCGGCATGTCCGCGACTTCATGATCCCGGGGCTACACAACGCGGGCGCGATCCGCGTTGACGCCACGGCGCTGGAGTCGCACACCGACGCACGGCGCTGGCTCACCGCGCTGGGCGCGACCCCCGGAATGCCGCTTGCGAACCACGGCAAAGATGGGCAGACCTTCGTCACCTACTCCTGGTTGCGACAAGACCTCCTCGCTGCTCCCGCAACGGCAGTTCCAACTTTGGAATTGAACCGTGTGCGGACCCGGAACGAATAGCGGCCAGAAGCCCAAGGGCAACGGCGGAACCGGCAACGGGGGCAAAGGCAAGGGCAAAGGCGACGATGGCAAGACCAAGACCATCGAGCAACTGCTGCTTGAGGAAGCCGAAGCTGCGCGACTTCGCGAGGAGGAGCGGCAGGGCCGTATCAAGGCGGGCATGGCCGATATCGACGCCACGTTCGCGGGCTTTGGCGACGACTTCTACAAGAACCGGAAGACGGCCTTCCTCGACTTTTACCAGCCCCAGCTCAACGATCAGTTCAAGGACGCGCGGGATCAGGTGACGTTCGCGCTCGCGCGCAACGGCACGCTCAATTCCACCATCGCGGCGGACGAGGCCGCGAAGCTCGGTAAGAAGTACTCTCTCGAAACCGGCTCGCTCGTGTCCCGGGCAGAAGGCGACGCCAGCGCGCTGCGCTCGAACATCGAGAACCAGAAGTCGGCCATCAAGTCCCAGCTCAACGCGACGGGCGACGTGGCCTCCGCTACCAACGACGCGCTTGCCCGCACCAAGATGATCTACGAGGACCGCCCCGACTACTCTCCGCTGGGCGACATCTTCGGCGGCGTGGGCGACGCCATCGGCAACTACTCGGCGGCCACGCGAAACAGGCAGCTCTATGACGCGTATTTCGGCAACAGCGGCGGCGCTGCTAGGACGGTAGTCTAATGTGCAACCCGGCAATGATCATCCCCGCCGTCGGCGCAGGCCTGAGCATCGCAGGCGGTGTCGTTCGCGGCAACGAGAACGCCGCCTACACGGACGCCGTGCAGGCCGCTGAGCGCAAGGCGTTCAAGCGGTCGCTGAAAGCCCGCAAGAAGGAAATCAAGCGGCAGGGCGAGTGGGAGAACCAGTCGTTCGGCGCCATCGACGCGACGCGCAGCGCGCTGGGCACGGAGAATTTCGACCAGTCCCGTGAGCGCGCCATCGGTTCGTTCATGGATACTCTCGCGGCGCGCCCCGGCAGCATCGAAGGCGGCTTCACGCTGTCCGGCCAGGGCGACGCCTCCAACGAAGTGAAACAGGAAATCGCGCGCCGCGCCGCTGCCGCTGCCGCCGAGGCTCGCAGCCGCGTGGACTCGCTGGCCAAACTGACCAGCTACGACGGCGCCTCGCTCGACCGCACCATCGCGCTCGGCAACAACGCCGACACTCTCGCGACCATCGGCGGCTTCCGTCGCGGTTCGCTCGGCGTGTCGCAGTCGGAGCAGTCGATCCCGGCGGCCACGGTCCAGAGGCCGGACGGAACCATCGCGGACATTCTCTCGGGCGCGGGCGGCGTGCTGTCCGGCATCCCGAGTTACTGAGGAGCCCTCGACCGTGGCAAACATGACCATCCAGAACCCCGGCCTCGGCAAGCTCTTTTCGGGCCTCGCGTCCGCTCTTGGCGGTGGCGACGCCGAGAGCCTGATCCGGGCGGACCTCGCCAAGACCCAGCGCGACAACGTGCTGTCGGACACGGCCATCAATCAATCGAAGCTCGCGACCCTCCAGCGGCAGGAAACCGCAATGAAGTCGCTGGCCGACATTCTGGGCGACCCCACGCTGGCCACGACGGCGGAGGGGCGTGCCTCGCTCATGTCCGTGCTGTCGCAGGTTCCGGACGGGCTCCAGTACGGGCCGGGCTTTGCTCTTGGCAGCTCGACCTTCACCAACCCGCAGGTGTTCAACGACGCGGACCTGTCCAAGGCGGCGCTCGGCACGGGCGTGGTGTCCGACTACGCGAACACCCCCACGGGGCTGGCGCAGACGCTCGCCGGTGACATGGAGAAGGCCGCGCTCCAGGAGCAGGGCGACACCTACCGCAAAATCCTCGAAATCGCGAACCCGGGCTCGGGCTCGGGGCGTGTGCCGCCAACCGTCGAGTTCGATGATGTCGAGGCGTTCTCGGGTGCCATTGACGAAGCCCTCGCCAACCAGTTCGGCGGGACCGCCGTGGACCCGCAACTCCGTGACGCGCTGATCGCGCATGCTGTCCAACTTTTCCAGCAGAGCCGCAACGCGCCGATGGCTGTCCAGCAGGCGCTGGCCGACTTCGAGATGGCGCAGACGACCGAAGGCGCGAGCAACGCCGGTGTCCCGTTCCAGCAGGCTGGCGCAGTGCTCGGCCCGCTCCTTGGCGCCCCGGCGTCCGCGATCGGCGGCATGATGAACAGCCCCGGCCAGACGACCGTCACCGGCGCCATGCGCCCGGGCGCGAACACGTCCGTGCTGCCGCAGGTTGTCATCCCGCCGGACGTGGCCGCCGCGACCAACACCCCGGTTCTGCCGCAGATGATGCAACCCGCCGCGCCGGCAGCGCCCGCAGCTCCTGCGCCCCCGGCGCCCGTCGCCGCGCCCGCGCAGGCCGCTCCCGCCGCTGTCCCGGGCGCGATCCCGCCCGAGCAGCTCCCGGCGGGGCTTCGCAACGTGACGCAGGCGCCGGACGGATCGTTCGTGTGGACCGCTCCGAACGGCCAGCAAATGGTCCTCGAAGAAGGCCAGACGTTCGTGTCCCCCACGACCGGCCAGCGCATCATGTGGCAGGGCGGCCAGTGGGTGCAGGTCCAGTGACTTGGGCCTGCTCCAAACCATCGTTCTAATCTTGGGGCTCGGAATGGCTACCAACACCGACCTGACGACCGACATCATCCGCCAGCATGAAGGCTACCGCTCCAAGGCGTATTGGGACCGGAATGCTTGGCGCATCGGCTACGGCTCGGACACCACGACCCTTGAGGACGGCACTGTCGTCAAGGTGAAGAAGACCTCGAAGACCAACCGCGCCGCCGCCGAGCGTGACCTTGCGCGGCGCATCCCCGAGTTCCAACAGGAAGGCATCATTGCCTATGTCGGGCAGGATGCTTGGAACAACCTCACGCCGCAGGCGCAGGCGGCGGTGACTTCGCTCGCCTACAACTACGGGTCGCTCGCGAAGCTCCCTTCGCTCCGCAAGGCAATCAAGTCGGGCGACATGACCAAGGTCGCGAACGCGATCGAGGCACGCAGCGTGGACAACGGCGGCATCAATTCGCGCCGCCGCAAGGAGGAGGCCGCGCTGGTCGCTGGACATCCGGTTGTCCCGGGCTCGCTTCCGGGCGACGAGACTGCTGTCGCGACCTCGCTCGACGTGACCCCGACTGCGCCGACGCCGCTGGCGCGTCCGCTCGCGCTCACGTCGCCCGGCGCGGCTGTCGTCGGCGCCAAGGTCGGCGCCCCGGCGGCCCGCGCAACGCCCGTGCTGCCGAACCGCGCCGGCTTTGTAGCGGACACGGTTGACGAGACGCGCACGCCCGTGCTGCCTTCGACCCCGGCGAAGACCAGCGTGCCCGCTTGGAACAAGACTGTGCAGCAGATCGGCCAAGAGGCCGACAACGCCCGCCTGTCGGGCTACCGCGCCATCCAAGAGGGCACGGCGGGGCGCCCGGTGACGCCCGGGCCGAGTGGTCCGCAGTGGACTTCGGTCGGCACCAACAAGACCCCGATGCTGCCCCTCACGGACCCGGCCAACGGTGTCCAGCCGCGCAAGGTGAACACCGTGACGCAGCGCCCGGACGGGACCGTCATCAACGGCTCGGCGGGCATTGCGGGGGCGGAGAGCCTGCCGCCCGGGCACACGCCCGTGCTCCCGAACATGCCGCAGACGAACACCGAAGTCGTCACCGTCAAGGTCCGCAACCCGGCCTATGACGAGTGGATGAAGTCGCGCAACGTCGCGCCGGTCCCCGCTGCCGCGATGCAGGACATCTCGGCGGAGACGACGCGCAACGAGCAGGCGATCATGCGCCAGCAGGCCGCCTCGCGCGGCGCACTCGCTGGCGCTGCTGCCGGTGTCGGCATGGGCGCGGCGGGCGCCGCTCCGCCGCCCGAATACATCACGACGCAGAAGACCGTCACCACTGTGCTGCCGAGCCAGCAGCCGACGACGCAGCGCCAGCCCCAGCCGAAGGCGAAGACCACGCCGGTGCTCCCCGCGAAGGATCACCAGACGGCCTATCGCGCAAAGCGCCCAATCACATACACGCCGCATCCCGAGAACCGCACGGTCGGCTCCGGGAAGGAAATCAACGGCGTGGACATCGCCTTCATGCCCAAGTCGGTGCAGGACAGCTCGCGCTGGAACACCGGCTACTAACCCCGTTGTTCGCTGTTGCCGAAGCAGGCAACGGCGAGCAACAACGGGGTGAACTACCACATAGCTTGGACACCCCATGCCGCCCTTCGCGAACGACTTCCTCCCGGAACTCTCCAAGCCGCTCGCGACGCCTCCAGCACCCCTCGCTCTGGCCAATGACTTCGCCCCGGACATTGTGATCCCGCAGGGCGGCGAAGACCCCAACGAAGACCCAATGTTCCGTGGCGCCCGCCGCCTGATGAATGGGATCGGGCGCGGCTGGGAAAGCCTCATGCAGGGCGTGGACCTAATCAAGGCCACAACCGGGCTGGAGGACGTGGGCCAGACGGCCAAGAACATCGCATACCACGACTGGCGGCAGCGGCAGTTCCCGCTCTCGGCGCCCGAGCTTGAAGCCCAGCAGCGCGCGCAGGGCCTCGAAGGCTGGGACGCCGCGTTCAACTTTCTCACGGACACACGACTGTGGCCCAGCGCTCTCGGCGGTTCGATCCCGGCTATGGGCGCCCCCATCGTCGGCGGCGTCGCCGGTGGCGCGGCGGGGGGCCTCCCCGGCGCGCTCGGCGGCGCGTATCTGGGGTCGTTCTCGACCGACTTCGCGCTGACGGTGCTGGACGAGCTTCGCGCCCGGGGCGGGGACCCCGGTGACGCGGCGAGCGTGCAGGCCGCGCTCAGCGATCCCGAAGTCTGGACCAGCGTTCGACAGCTCGCCATCAAGCACGCCGTCCCGGTGGGCCTGTTCGATGCTGCGTCGATGGGGTTGGCGGGCCGGGTCTTCGGGCCCGTCGCGCGCACGACCGGCAGCAAAGTCCTCGGCGCGGGCGCCGAAGCCGCCACCGGCGCCACTCTGGGCATGACCGGCGAGGCCACCGGCCAGATCGCGCAGCGCGGCGAAATCACTGACCCGGCGGCCATCGCCGCCGAAGGCTTGCTCGAAGCACCGGGCGCTGCGTTCGAGGCAGCGGGCAACGTCATGACCGGTGTTGTTCCGCGCGCCCAGCCCGCGCTCCCGGACGACTTCATGACCGAGCCGATGCAGGCGGCGACCACGTATCCGACGACGGGGACGGACGACACCAATGTCCAGATCGCCAACCCGGACGACTTCGCGCTGCCCAACGATTTCCAGATCGAGATGGCGCCTACTCCGGCCTACCCGGCGGTGGCGCCGGAGCCCGAGCCTGTTATCGAACCGCCCGAGGCTGCGTCCGTGGACACGCCCCCGGTCGTGCCGAGCGCGTCGGAGCCTGTTGCACCGGTCGCCTCCACTGAGCCGGTCGAACCAGAGCCCGTTGCCGCGTCCTCGGTTGTCCCGAACGAACCCGAACCCGCACCTGAGCCCGTCGTGCCCGAGCCTGAGCCCGTTGTCGTGCCCGAGCCTGAGCCCGTTGTCGTGCCCGAGCCTGAGCCCGTTGTCGTGCCCGAGCCTGAGCCCGAGGCGCCTCCCCCGCAGGGCCAGCGCGCCGCGCCGAACAAGGCCGCGACGCTCTCGCGGTACGGGCATGCTCTCCGCACCGTCGAAACGAGCCTCACGGGCACGGCGGCGAGCAAGCGCAAGGCCAAGGATACGCTGACAGCCCTGCGAAACAAGCCGCCCCAGGAAGATGAGACGGACGCGCAGTATCGAATTGGCGACGAAATCACGCTCAAGGGCAGCTACGGGCGCCGGACGATTATCGGTGTTGAGGACCGGCACCGGGGCGCGCCCGCGCACCAGCTCCTGCTGCACGTCATGTCCAGCGATGGCAAGACCGAATACGTCTCGCCAGAGAAGATCGCGATGCACGGCAACACCGCGCCCGAGAACCCGGCACCGCCCCTCAAGCCGTGGTGGCACGGTTCGAAAGTCGAGGGTAAGGCGAACCCCGACGGCCTCCAGCCGGGCGACACCATTACGACCAAGGACGGCGTGCGCGGCACCGTCGCGGGCGTCTGGCAGTCGAAGCACGACGTGCTCGGCAACCGTGGCGTGCGCAAGCCGGTCCACGTCGCCTTTGTGCCCGAGGGTGAGAGTGAGGGTACCTACAAGACCACGGGCATCGAGAACGTGCAGCGGAGCGAAGCGACCGCAGCACCCGCGATGGACGCGCCTGCGCGGATGCCTGCCGCTGCGCCCCGCGAAGTGACGCAGGACGATGTGAACCGCGTCGTCCGGTCGAAGGAATACAAAGCCGTCCTCGGCGCCACCACGAACGTCAACTCGGACACGAAGCACTACGCACACCCGGAGAGCCCCGTGGCCTTCGAGCGCGTGCGCGGCTGGCTGGACGGGCAGGACGGCGTGGACCCCGAAGATCAGACCGCCGGAAGCCCGGGCGCGATCAACCCGTACATGGAGGGCTACATGGCGGGCCGCTTTGGCGACGCCCTTGTGGTCCGCAACAGCTACGCGGGCGAGCTGCGGCAGTCTGTTGTCGATGGTCGCTATGGCGCAGCCAAAGTCGAAGACGAGAAGGCCGATGCCAACCCCGCTGCCGCCGAGCCCGATGAACTGCGCGACGACCGTCGCCCCACCGGCACGCTGGCGCCCCAGACCGAGGACGTGTCCATGACGAAGGGCCGCTCGATCTACGAAGAAGCGTACCGCGCCGCCGGGCTCGACCCGGACGAGGGGGTTCTGCTTCCTCCGGCGCAAAAGCTCAACGTGCTCAAGCGGGTGCTCGTGGACACCTTCGGCTTCCGGGTCGTGGACACGGCGGGCGCAAACCTCAAGGACGCCGCCAACCAGATGCTGGACGCTTTCCGGAACGTGCGCTTCATGATGCACGCGCTGGCGCTGCCGGTGCAGGGCGTCTCGCTCAACGGCACGCTCGGGCTTCACCTGGAGAAGGCGGGCAAGCGCTACTTCGGTGTCTACCGCCCCGCGACCCACGATATCGGACTCCCGGGCCGGTCCAACTCGTTCGCCCACGAGTGGGCGCACGCGCTCGACCACTACCTTGGCGATCAGATCGGCAGCAATGCGGAGCGCCTGCTGTCGCACATCACGCGCGACGAGGGACTGGACCCGAACGTGTCGCTGGAGAACGCCTTCATCAATCTCCTGCACACGATGTTCTTCGATGACGCGGCGCTCGCGGCGAAGGCGCTCCAGCTCGAAATCGAAGCTGCTGCTGTCCACCAGACCGGCCCCAAGCAGGGCCAACCCACGGTCGCGGCGCTCGACGCGCAGAAGAAACTCGAACGCCTCAAGGCAGGCGCGACGCGCATCAACCTCCCGGACAGCGAGTTCCGTGCTCGCTCGATCCAGTATGACCCGGGTAATCCCTATTGGGCGTCCGTTCACGAGATGCTGGCGCGTGCCTTCGAAGCCTACGTCGCGTCGAAGGTGGAAGCGCTGGGCGGCACCAACGAGTTCATCACCAAGGGCGAGGCCGCCTATCTGTCGGACGCCGACCGGCGCCTCGACCTCACGTTCCCGAAGGGCATCAATCGCGACGCCATCTTCGCGGCCTTTGACGACGTGATCCACCATATCCGGAACCAGAGCATCCTCGGCACCGGGCCGGGCGCCGCGCGCCCCGATGATGTGGACATCGTGGACCCGCAGTACTGGAACAAGGTCGTCCTCGCCAAGGGCAACCCCAAGACGTTCGACGCCGTGAGGGCCGAAGCGACGGCTGTCCGGAACGCCGCGCAGAGCGCCCTCGCAAAAGGCCTCCCGCAGACCCTCAAAGACGGCGTGTCCCACATCGCCACCAACGCGGGCATCAACGCCAAGGTCGATCCCCGGAAGATCGCGGCCACCTTCTTCGATACCGTTCGCTTCGTGACGTTCTCGCTGCGCGGCGCGATCCGCCCGCGCATTGCCCGGAACAAGGGACGGGGCGCCGTGCTGATGCAGGAGGTTTTCGACCGCTTTGCGACGACGAGCGGCGACGGGCGCTGGCACGGCATGACCTACGAAGATGCTCGCCAGCAGGAGAGCGCCAAGGACATCAACAAGATCGAGATGGCGCTGCGTGGCAACGGCTTCGAGAAGCTGACGCTGAGCAAAGCGGACAACGACACGGCGCGCGAGCTGCTGTTCGGCAAGCGCATTCCGGGCGTGCGGCCCGAGCTGGTGAAGGTCGCCGCCGCACTGCGCCGCGTCATGGAGGACGCGCACACGGTTCTGGAGAAGGCGGGCATCTCGGTGGGCTACGTCACGGACAAGGGCTATCTGCCGCGCGTGCTGAACCCGACCAAGGTCCAGACGGACCCGAAGGGTTTCCAGCGCGACGCCGAGAAGCTCTACCGGGTCGTCTTCGACAACCTCACCCGCGACCCCAAGTTCGGTCCAGACGAAGCGCTCGGGCTGGCCCGCGAGGTCAACCAGCGGCTGGGCGACACCACGGGCGTGTCTCGCTTCGACGCGGAAGAAACCGCGCTGCGCGCCGCACTCAAGAAACTGGCCAAGGCCGCCGACACGCTCGATCAGGCGATCCGCAACAAGGCGTCTCCGGGCGCGATCCAGACTGCTCGGCAGGCGGCGGCACAGGCCGCGTCGGCTGTGAGGGCCGCTCAGGCGGACCTTCTCAGGGTGCTTCGCGATCCGTTCGCGGAAGTCTCGGCCATCGACTGGCGGACCCGTGTCCAGATCGGGGATAGCGTCACCTACGACTCGCACGGCCCCGCCTCGACCTTCACCAAGAACCGGACGCTTCCCAGCGAGGCCGACGACATCATGGCCGAATGGTACAACACGGACGTGGTGAACCTCGCGGCGAACTATGTCCAGCAGGTCCACGCGCGGGCGGCGTATGTCCAGCGCGCAGGAAGTTCCTCGGGCACGTCTCGTATCCAAGACGTGATGAGCCGAAAAGACGTGCAGAACCGGATGAACGCCAACTCGGCGGCGCAGAAAAAATACGGCGTCGGGCTTGGCGTGAACGACATGTCCGAGGCGCAGCGGCTCGCCATCATCAAGGACTTCGCCAACACCAAGACCGACAACGTGCTCGAAATGCTCTACAGCGAGGCCGAGCGCTCGGGAGCCGACGCTGGCGACATCAAGGCGCTGCGCGGCGCGGTCGAGACGATGACGGGGCGGGGCGACCGCGCGCCGCTGACGGACTACTACAATCGGCTGGGCGGCTTCATCTACGCATACACGTATCTGAGGCTGCTGCCGCGCGCCGCGATCACGTCGCTGACCGAGCCGGTGTCCGTGCTGCTCCGCACCGGCTCGCTCGACGCCATGTTCAAGACGTTCACGGCCTATCTCGGTGAGCTGAACCAGCAGGCGCAGTCCGTGCAGGAACGCCAGGCCATCGCTCGCGCCATTGGGCTCACCACCAGCCCGCTTTACGACACGATCCTGATGAGCCGCATGGGCATGGATCACGGCCATCTGACCTCGGGGAACATTCTGTTGGCCAACTTCTTCAAGGCCAACTTCCTCACCGGGATCACCAACGCCCAGCGGCGCAGCGTGATGGCTGGCGGGTTCCAGTGGATGCGCGACATGGCGCAGAGGCACGGGAACACGGACCCCGCCCACAAGAGGATGATCGAGGCGGAGTTCCGCGAGCTGGGTGTCCGGGATGCGGACATGGACAGCTTCATGGACTGGCTCAAGCAGGGCGATACCCTCCCGGACCTCGGCCAGCTCAATTCGAAGGCGGGCGCGATCTTCGAGAACGCCATCCATCGGCTCACTGGTCAGATCATTCAGGACCCGCGCCGGGCGGACAAACCGATGCCCGCCAGCACGCCTCTTGGTCGCGTGCTCTACGCGCTGACGGCCTACCTCTATGCGTTCTTCTCGAACGTCCACGCGGCAACGCTGACGCGCGCCGTCCGCAACTACCGGATCGGGCGCGACGTGGGCCTGTCGAAGGGGGAGGCGACGGCCAACGCGGTTGCGCCCGCCGCGATGTCCTTCGTGGGCGGCTTCGCCATGCTGTTCATGGGCCAGCTCCTGGTCGGCCTCCTCCGTGAGAGCCTGTTCAACGGCGAGCAATGGGAGAAGCACCGGAAGGCTGGCGACCTTCTGGAGTGGCTGGGCTGGTTGTCGGTGTCCCGCACCGGCATCTACGGCCCGGGCGACCTCATTGCGAACTCGCTGACCGGCCTCAAGTACGAACGCGACCTCGCCAACCTGATGGTCGGGCCGGGTTTCTCGTCCATCTTCTCGGACCTCCAGAACCTCCTCGGGGTCGCCCCGTGGGCTGAGAACTCGCGCAACACCAACACCGCCGAGCGCAACGCGGCGAAGGGCTTCTATCGCCTGGTCGTCGCTCCGTTGCTGTCGGGCGTGCTGACCTCGCTCGACGTGGCCGGGCCCATCGGCTCGGGTGCACGGTACTCTGCGATGATCGCGGTCACGTCCAACGCGGCGGCGAGCAAGTTCGCGGACATGCTGGCGGGCGAACAGAAGCGGCTCAAGAAGGGTGACCCCGGCTACGTGAAGCCGAGCGAATAG